ATGCCGCGCTGGCTGAAACTCCGCAACGGCCTCTATTCGTACTACCGGCGCGTGCCGAAGGCCTTCGCCGATGTCGATTCCCGCGCTTTTGCGGAGGAGGCGCTCGGCACGCGTGACCTGCGGCGTGCCGAGAAGCTCGTCCATCTCGTCAACCGCGAACAGGAAAAGCTGTGGGTCGCCCTCAAGAAGGGCGGGGCGGAGGATGCGCGCGAGCGCTATCTCGGGGCGATCGAGCGCGCCAGGCTGGAGGGCTTCGAATATCAGCCGACCGGCGAAATCGCCGCGGGCGAGCTGTCGGAGCTTCTCGCGCGTCTGGAGCGTCTGGAGGCGCTCTATCCGGATATCGCCGAGGCCGGCGACGACGCGCCCTCATCGGGGGAGAGGGCGGCCGTCGCGGCGCTTCTCGGCACGGCCAAAATGCCGGAGCTGACATTGTCGGCGGCGCTGCAGGAATACGAGACGCTGGCACGCTCGGAACTCCACCGGAAATCGCCAGACCAGATGCGCCGCTGGCGGGCGCCCCGGATGAAGGCGTTCGGCAATTTGATCGCCCTCGTCGGCGACAAGGCTGTCTCGTCCATCGCCCGCGCCGACGCCGTGGCGCTCCGGGCCTGGTGGGTCGAGCGCATCGTCGAAGAGGGGCTCGCCCCCAACAGCGCCAACAAGGACATCGGCCACCTGTCGCAGATCCTGGGAACGCTCGACGAGACCTATGAGCTCGGCATTGGCCGGCCCTTCGCGCGCCTGCGTCTCAAGGAGGGAGAGGAGCAGCCGCGGGCGCCGTTCCCGATCGACCATCTCGTCATGATGGTGACCGAGCCCCGCCATCTCGGCGGGCTCAACGAAGAGGCGCGCGACATCCTCCTCGTCATGGTCGAGACCGGCATGCGGCCGATCGAGATCTGCGGCCTCGGCCGGGACGACATCCAGCTCGACGCGGAGGTGCCGCATGTGCTCGTCCGGGCCGTCGACCGCGACCTCAAGACCCCCTATTCCAAGCGGGAAATTCCCCTCGTCGGCATCTCTCTCGTCGCGTTGCGGCGGCACCCCGACGGGTTTCCGCGCTACAAAGACAAGAGCGCCGGCCTTTCTAGCGACGTCAACAAGATGTTGCGGTCGCGCGGCCTGCTGCCGACCGAGAAGCACTCGCTCTATTCGATCCGCCACACGTTTCAGGATCGCCTCGTCGCAGCCGACATGCCCGACCGCATGCAGGCAGACTTGATGGGCCACAAATTCGCCCGGCCCCTCTATGGCGAGGGCCCGACTTTGGCGCATAAACGTGAATGGCTCCTGCGGCTTGCCATCACCGCCCATCCGGAGCCGCCCGATCCGTCGCAGGGGAGGCTGTTTTGAGCATCGATATTGAACTCATTTACGACAGCAAAGAACCGGCCATCCATCGCATGATAGGCTGCGGCGCGGTGGAAGCGCTTCCGCGGATCGGCGAGCACGTCGTCATCGAGAGTGGCGGCCTCATTTCGAGCTACGAGGTGACAGACGTTGTTCACGACATCGAAACGGGTACGATCCTCGTGGTTGTCGTCGGGGATGCAAACGCAAACTCTCTCGGAAACAGACAGTCCCAGGCACTCTCAAATATGAGGCGATAGAATTGGGCGCCAGAACACCTCGCAACGCGAAAGGCCGCGCGGAGGACCGCCACCCGTCGCCAGGGCTGCGGCGGCTGCGCATGGCTCTCGCCGCCTCCGGCGACAGCCAGGCGGGCGAGACGGCCGAGGCGGTGCGCGCGCTCATTCGTGAAGAGCTCGGCCGCGCTTTCGGCGAGGCAGCGATGAAAGCGGCGAAGCCGGAGGAGTGAGAGCTATGGTGATTTTCTCGCCCTCCGAGGAGGCGCCGAAAATCACCATATAGGTGCACCGCCGCCCGTTCCCCTTTTCTTCCCCGCGCTCAAAACCCCTGCTAAAAGGCTGGTGCTGCGGACAAATCGGCCGGCTTTCCCGTCTTTCGACATCGGGGGCCGCGCTTGGCAAAACTGGACAATCGCGGGCTCACGCCCGTCGACATCGAAGATCTCCTCTCTTGGACGTACCGTGAGGAGATGCCCAAGGCCGACCCGCTCGGCCTCGGCCCGCCGCGGTCCGGCTCTTTGAGCCAGATGATCGCGCTCGGCACGCGGGTGCAGGAAAGCCGCGGCGACAGCCTCTTTGCCGCCTGCATCTATGGCAACCCGCACGAAGACGCGGTCATACTCGACGAGCTGGTGCGCGAGCTCGACAGGCTCTCGGCCGAATGGCACGTGCCGCCGGCGGAGCTCGTCTCCGATCTGCCGGACGACGTGCAGGCGGAAGCCGAGCGGGCGCTTTCAGGCTACCGGATCCAGCGCATGGCGCTCGTGCTGCGCTACGCCAAGGGGCTCGGCCGGCCGGACTGGCGCGTCGGTCCGGGCGAGACGCCGGAACGGCGGGCGGTGAGAGCCCGGAACGGTCAGGACGCCTGGTTCGTGCAGGTGACGCGGCGCCTGAAAGAGAAGACGGTGGACGGGCGGACGATTGTTCGCTCCGTGACGATCGAGGAGCCGGGGCGCGACCCGAAGACGCGACGCCCGCGGCGCGACGCCTATCGCAAATTCGAATTCGAACCGCCGGTCTCCACGGTCATCGACCGCCGCGCCGATTATGCGCAATGGCACGCCGCGCTCACCTGGCTCGCCGGCGAATGCGCCGGGCGGCTGACGGCGCACGAGGTGACGGGCCCGGCGGCGCCGGAAAGGCCCTGGGAAACGGGTGAGGACGCGTCGGAGAGGCCGCGGCGGGTGTTGGCGAGCCTGGTCACGTGAGGGCTTGACATTGCGCCTGGAAGTTGACAACCATCCGAACCGTTCCATTGGGATTCGCGAGCCGCCGCCGACGAGAAGTCGGGCAGGCGGCTTTTTCATAGGTTGCTGAGAATGCGCTACGTCTCGGGCCGCATTATCGCCTCGCCAAGAAAAAGCCTTCGCATCGACGAAGACAGCTATGAGGACTGGGGCGCGAGGCGAACGAGCACGACTGTTCACGAACCGGCGCCTGAGGCCGTCAAGACCGGCCTCCTTGGACCGCGAGGCGAAGAGCTTTATCGCGTGAACGACGAGCGCCCGATCGGCTTTGTGCACTTCCGAAAGCGTTCGTAGCTGCGAAATCCCCTCGAAAAATGCGCGGGAATATGTTCCTACGTTTCCGCGCCTCACTTTCAGACATCACGAATCGGGTCCGCGCCCGATAACCCGGTCGATCCGGTCCAAGCAGCAAGGCGACGGGCGGCGCAGAGTTTTGCGCCGCCCCTCGCTTTCCGGCCCAGCGAGGCGTTCACTTCATGGCAATCGGCACGACGCGGCGCACCATCGAGGATGGGCGCGGGCGCGAAGTGCGCGTGGAGAGCCGGGCGATCGGCAAGCGCCAGGTGGCGCGGGAAAGCCGCTCGGATGCGGAGATCGCCGGCGAGCGGGCCGGACGGCTCGACGAGATCGTCGACCGCATCCGCCGTCTGCCGATCGGCCGCAACGACCTGGAGCGCTTCCACGAAGAGCGTGACGAGATCTGCAAGGACCTGATGGGCCTCGCCCGCGACATGCGGGTGCGGCAGGCGACGGCCGGGCAGTGGGGGCGCGGGCGCTGAGATGACCGCGTTCTCCTACATCGACACGTCCGACGTGCTCGAAATGGGCCGGGCTCTGCAGAATTTGCCCGGTGAGATCAGGGCGAAGGCCATGTCGCGCGCCATGCGACGGCTGAACAGCATGGCGAAAACGCGCGTGGTCCGGCGCGATGCCGAGCGCATCAACATTGCTCAGAAGCATGTGCGCGAGCGGACGAGGCTGTCCGCGTCGTTCAATGCTGGCGGGCACACGCAGGATCTCATTCTGAAGTCGGGCTGGATACCGCTTGAGAAGCTCGGTGCCAGGCAATCGAAGCGCGGTGTCATCGTCGTGAAGCGTGGCCTTTATCGGCATGCCTTCAGGGCGGGCATGGATAGCGGCCATCGTGGCGTCTTCCGGCGTGTGCCTGGCACCCGCATGCGCAAGAAGAACAAAGAGCAGATCCGCGAGCAGTTCGGGCCGAACCCCGTGAACGACATCCTCACGTCGCCGGAGGAATACCTCGACGTGCTTGAGGCGATCGTGAAGGAGATGTTTGCCCCCCGCCTCCTCCACGAGGTCGATCGGCTGCTGGCGCAAGTCGGCCACTGAGGCGCGCCGCGGCTGGCGATGGGTGCGGCGCAGCGAGGCCTGGCGTGAGGGCTGTGGCCGACGCGCCACACTGCGGCGGGCCGGCAACAGCCGGGGGCTCGGGGGCGCCCGGCGGCCGCGGGTCCTTCCTAGGGGGGCGCCGGCGCGGGCCCGGGGGACCCCGAGATTTGAGCGTTTTTCGGTTCGCGGTTTTGCCATTTCGTTTCGCTTTGGGAGGTCGCGCTGGCGGGGAAAAAACCGGCGGCGGCCGATCCTTTGGCGGCGGAGATTTCGGCGCCGCAGATGGCCGAGCTCCTCGGCCTCACGCCGCGGCGGCTGCAGCAGCTCGCCGGCGAGGGCTGGATCACGAAATCGGGCCGCGGCCGCTATCCGCTGACGGCAAGCGTCAAGGGCTATCTCAAGTTTTTGGAGGAGAGCGCCAGGCGCTCGACCGACAAGGACGGCGAGCGGCGCCTCCGGGAAATCAGGATCGAGCGCGAGGAGCTCGCACTCGCCAAGGAAAAACGGGCGGTCATCCCGACGGAAGAGGCGATCGCCGCCACCGACGATGTACTCGGGATGTTGAAAGCGGATCTTGATGGCATCCCGGCCCGTCTCACGCGCGACCTCGAAGAGCGCGCCAAGGTCAAGACGGAAATCGACGGCGTCCTGGCGCGAGCTGCTGAGAGGCTCACCAAAGCGGCGCGTCATCTTCGCACGGGCGGCGACGATCCTGACGCCGAGACCGAGGACGACGCCTGACGCCTGGGCGGCCGACAACAGGGTCTATGCGGCACATACCGGACGGCCGGGCCCGCGCGACGCCTCGATCACGCCTTATGTGCTGATGCCCAACCGGGCGATCGCGGAGGGCCGTTACACCCGCATCGTCGAGGTCATGGGTGCCCAGATGGGCAAGACCGACGGCAAGTTGGACGTCATCGGCGAGCGCCTCGACAACGCCCCGGTGCCGATCATCTATCTCGGCCCGTCGAAAGAGTTCAACGAGACGCAGTTCGAGCCTCGGCTCCAAGCCCTGCTCGACGAGAGCAAGACGCTCGCTGCCAAGCTGGCACGCGGCAAGAAGCTTCGGAAAACGAAGAAGATCGTCGGCGGCGTGCCGATCCGCCTTGCACATGGCGGTTCGTCCACGGCGCTCAAATCCGATCCGGCCGCGCTCGGCATTGCCGACGAGGTCGACGAGCTCCTCGGCAACGTCAAGGGCCAGGGCAACCCGATCCGCCTCCTGGAGGCGCGCGGCTTCACGTACGCGGAATTCGTGCTTTCGGCCTCGTCGACGCCGTCGATCGGCGCCGTCGATGTCGAAACCGACGAAGAGAGCGGGCTGCAATTTTGGAAGCCCGCGCCGCCGGAGGATCTGGAAAGCGCGATCTGGCGAATGTGGCAGGAGGGCACGCGGCACCACTGGGCGTGGCCCTGCCCGCATTGCGGCGAGTTCTTCATTCCGCGCTTTCGGTATCTCAAATGGCCGAAGGGTGCGACGCCGGCGGAGGCCAGGCGGACGGCTTATCTCGAATGCCCGGTGAACGGATGCGTCATCGAGGATCGTGAGAAGGAAAGCATGAACGCCCGCGGCGATTTCGTCGCGCCGGGCCAGCACTTCGACGAGCGCGGAATCGTCGTCGGCGATCCCCCGGACACGTCGACGCTTTCGGCCTGGACGAGCGGCCTCGCCTCACCCTTCGTGATCTGGGGCAAGCGGGCCGAGGATTTTCTGACCGCCACGCTGACGGGCGATCCGGACGAGGTCCAGACGGCGGTCAATGCCGGCTTCGGCGAGCTCTTTGCGCCAGGCGGCGGAGACGTGCCGGAGTGGAAAGAGGTTTCGGCCCTTCGCGCCGCCTACCGGCAGCTCGAGGTGCCGCAGGGCGTCGCCTATGTCGTCGTGACGATCGACGTCCAACAAAACCGCCTCGTCTATGTCGTGCGCGGGTGGGGTGCCAAGGCGGAATCCTGGCTGATCGACCACGGTGAGCTCTGGGGCGAGATCGGCGACGACGGCGAGCTCGCCGGAACGACCATGGCCCTGCCGGTCTGGGCGGAGGCCGGCGCGCTGCTGCAGACGACGTTCGGCGGGCTGCCGGTGCGCCGCGCCTTCGTCGATTCCGGGTTTCGCCCCGGCAAGCCGTGGCAGATCCCGGTCAATCGGGTCTACGAGTTCTGTGCGCAGTTCCGGCGCATCTGCTACCCGACGAAGGGCTCGTCGCATTCGCAGATCAAGCCGTTGATCGTCTCGCAGCCGGAGGTGACCAAAGGCGGCAAGGTCTCGAAATACGGACTGGCGCTGATCCGGCTCGACCCCGATCACTGGAAATCATGGGTGCACGAGCGCGTGCGCTGGCCGCAGGATCAGCCCGGCGCCTGGCATCTCCACGCCGAGACGACCGACGATTACTGCCGGCAGATCGTGTCCGAGGCGCGGCTCAAAAAGCCAAGCGGCCAGGCGAGCTGGGTCCGGCGCTCGGCCGAAAACCACTACCTCGATTGCGAGGCGATGAACGCGGCCGCCGGCTACATGCTCGGCGTGCACCGCCTGACAGAAGCTGCGGTTGCGAGCATGAGAGCGCCCGCGCCAGCCGAGCCCCAGCGCAGCGAGGGCTCCGACGATTATTTCGGCGACAGGTTGAAGGATTACTGGTGACGACGATCGAGGAGAAAATCGCGGCGCTCAAGGAGGCGCTGGCGAGCGGCGCCTCGCGCGTGCGCTATGCCGACCGCGAGGTGCAATACCGCTCGCTCGCCGAGGTGCGCAGCATCCTCAAAGACCTAGAGGCGGAGCGTGACGGCAAAGCCGCGGCGCCTCGCACCACTTACGCCAGCTACTGGCCCGACTAGCGTGAGCCTCTTCGACAAGGCGCTCGCGGCCGTCTCTCCCGGGACGGCCCTGAAGCGCATGTACTACCGGACGCAGCTCCAGGAGGCGCAACGCGCCTTCGATGCGGCAAAGGTCGGTCGTCGCACCGATTCCTGGCGCGCGACCAATGCCTCGGCCAATGCCGAGACGGCGCTCGGTCTCGATCGCGTCCGCGCCCGCTCACGCGAACTCGTCCGCAACAACGCGCACGCTGCGCAGATTGTGCGGGCTCTCGCCGCGCATATGGTCGGGACGCAGATTACCTGTCAGCCGGTCGGGCTCAGCAAGCGCGCCTCGGCACAGGTCCGGCGCAATTGGGAGCGCTTTGTCAGCACGGCTGATCCGGTGCATGGGCTCAACTGGTATGCGCTTTCGCATCTTTCGGCGCGCACGGTCGCCGAGAGCGGCGAAGTCTTGCACGTCTGGCACGACACCGACAACGTCGAGGCGCCGCTCGAAGTGCATGTGTTGGAGCCCGACCATCTCGATACGGGCAAGAACGAGGCTCTTGCCAGCGGCGGCTCGATCATCCAGGGCGTCGAGTTCGATGCCAGCGGCCGGCGCGTGGCGTACTGGCTGTTCGACCGGCATCCGGGCGAGCCGGTCATTCCAACCGGAACGCCATGGCAGAGCCGGCGGGTCACGGCCGACCGTGTCGACCACATCTATGATGTGCTGCGACCTGGCCAGGTGCGCGGCATCCCATGGCTGGCGCCGGTGGCGCTGCGCATGCGGGACGCGGCCGAAGCCGAAGAGGCGGAGCTGATCCGCCTCAAGATTCAGAGCTGCTTTACGGCGTTCGTGCGTCGCGACCCGGACGCCAGCAACGCAATCGGCCAGGTCGAGGCGGAAGCCGGAACCGGCCGCCATATTGAGCGGATGTCGCCCGGACTTATTCATCGCTTGGGTCTTGGCGAGGACGTGACGTTCGGCACGCCCAACGCGACGGCCGGGCTCGCCGACTATTTGAAGAACCAGTACCGCGCGGTCTGCGTCGGCGTCGGCGTGCCGTACGCCCTCGGCACCGGCGACGTGTCCGACGCCAATTATTCCAGCTTGCGCGAAGCAAAGCTGCAGTTCTGGCAGATCTTGGACCATTGGCAGTGGGACATGCTCGTGCCGATGGCGCTCGCCCCCGCCTGGCGCCGTGTGCATCAAGCCTATGCCCGTCTCGGCCAGGGACCGCGCGAGGTGCCGCAGGTCGATTATGCCATGCCGCGCCGTCCCTGGGTCGATCCGCTCAAGGATGGGCTCGCGGCCGAGCTGGAGCTCCGGCTCGGCGGCTCGACATGGGCGCAGTTCGTCGGCGAGCGCGGCTACGATCCGGCGACCCAGGCCGACGAGATCGAAACCTGGAATCCGCGCATCAACGCGATGGGTCTCGACTTCGGATGGAAGAACCGCGGCGCCGAGGCCGGACAGAACGGAAACACTCCGGCAAACGGTCAGAACGGCAGCGAGGTCGACATGCTGCGCCAGCTGATGGCGGACGGCATGGATTTCGACCGCGCCGTCTCAGCGATCGGCGAAATGGCTCTGATCCGACGCCTCGGCGGTGCGCTCGGCGAGGGCCGGCTGATCGACCTCATTCGCGCCGCTGACGCGCACCAGAGCAGCAAGGAACCGGGCGATGACACGTAAGGCAGAACACAAGATGCTGCCAATCGAGACGCGCGCGGCGCTCGTCCAGCCGAAGAGCGTCGACGAGGAAGCCCGCACCGTCGATGTCGTCTGGACGACGGGGGCCCGCGGGCTGCGCCGTCGTTTCTTTTCCGACGACTTCGAAGAAGAGCTCGTCGTCTCGAAAGAGGCGGTTCGGCTCGATCGGCTGAACAACGGTGCGCCGGTCCTCAACACGCATTTCGCCTTCGACCTCTCCGAGCAGATCGGCGTGGTCGAGCGGGCCTGGATCGAAGGCAAGAAGGGCATCGCGACGCTGCGGTTCTCGATGCGGGACGACGTCACCCCGATCTGGGAAGACATCAAGGGCGGCATCGTCCGCAATGTGTCGGTGGGATACCAGATCCACCGCCGCGAGATCGAAGAGAAGGCGAACGGGCCCGACCTTCATCGCATCGTCGATTGGGAGCCCATGGAAATCTCCATGGTGCCGATCCCGTTCGACGCGAAAGCGCAGACGCGCAAGGCGGAGGACGAGCGCCTCTTCGACTGCGCCATCGTCCGCGCCGGATCCGGTCTGTCGGGCGTCGCGACGCGCATGCGCATGCGGGCGCGGTCTGCCGGTCTCACCTGATTTCAAATGCCGCCTGCGCTCCGCCGGGGCCGCAGGGGGACGGTCATCTGCCCCGGTAAATCACAGGAGCAAACCATGAAGGTTTCCCCGGTCAAGGTGGCGGCCCTTACCGTGCTGACCGCCTCGTTCTTTGCTGTGGTGGCGATGGCGGCCCCCGCGGCACATGATGTCATCACGGCGTTTTTCATGAGCGACTGGCATTCGCCTGAATGGCAGGGCTTCCTCGGCAGCCTGATGACGGCTGCGCCCTTGCCGCTGCCGGCGCTGCGTCGGAAGCTCGCCGATCTCGAAAAGCGCGCCAAGGACAAGATTGCCGAAATCGACGACGACACCGACGACGAGGCTGCGCGCCGGATCGAGGGCGAACACCAGGCACTGCTCGATCAGATCGCCGAGACGCGGAGCACGATCGAGACGGCGGAGCGCGAAGCCCCCGACGATCCCGACAGCGACACGCGGTCGGGATCCGGCGAGACCTCCGATGATCTCGTGCGGGCCGAACGCCGCCGGATCAGTGACATTCGCAGCGCCGTTCGGGACTTCGGTTTTGAAGACCGCGACGCGGACCGGTTCATCGACAGCGGCCAGGACATCAACGAGGTCCGCGCCGCCCTGCAGGGCAGGCTGGCGGAGCGTTCGCGTCGCGAGGCGCCGCGCACCCCTCCGGCCCGCACTGAACCGGGCGGCCAGGACGAGCGCGAAACCATGGTCCGGCTCATGGGCAATGCCCTTGAGCACCGCCTCGACCCTTCGACCCAGCTCGAAGAGGGCGCCCGCGAATATCGCGGCATGACGCTCATCGACATGGCGCGGGAATGCGTGTCTCGGGCCGGTGGGCGAACCCGCGGACTGACGCGTATGGAAATCGCCGAGATCGCGCTCTCTCCGGGCGACAACATGCTCGCCCGCTCCTCGGGACTGCATTCGACCTCGGATTTCCCGATCATCCTGGGCAACCAGATCAACCGCACCCTCCGGCGCGCCTATGAGACGGCGCCGCGCACCTATCAGCGCATCGCCCGCCGTGCCACGGCAACCGATTTTCGCCCGATCATCCGGGCCGATATCGGCGCCAATCCGCGGCTGCTCAAGGTCGGCGAGCATGGGGAGTTCGAGCGCGGCACGATCGGCGAGGGCAAGGAATCCTACGCTCTCGACACGTTCGGTCGCATCATCGGCGTGACGCGCCGCGTGCTCGTCGACGACGACCTTTCCGCCTTCGATCGCATCCCCTCGTCCTGGGGCATCGCAGCCTCTGCGCTCGAAAACGAAATCGTCTGGGCTCTCATCACGAGCAACGTGACGATGGGTGACAACAAGTCCCTGTTCCACGCCGATCACGGCAACCTCGCCTCCAGCGGCGCCATCTTCTCCGTCGATACGGTCGGGGCGGCTCGCACGGCGATGCGCTTGCAGCGGACGCGGGCGCCGGGCGGCAAGCGCGGCGAGAAGGGCTACCTGATCCCGATCCAGCCGAACCTCCTCGTCGTGCCGGCGGCGCTCGAAACCAAGGCGATGCAGTTCGTTTCGCCGATCGTCGTCCCGACGGCCGATGCGGACGTGAACCCGTTCAAATCGACCCTGGACGTCCTCGCCGAACCGCTCCTCGACGAGACGAGCACCGCGGCGTGGTATCTCGCGGCCGATCCCGGTCGCTCCGGCGTCGACACGCTGGAATATGCCTATCTGGACGGCCAGGAGGGCGTTTATACCGAGACCCGCATGGGCTTCGACGTCGATGGCGTCGAGTTCAAAGCGCGGCTCGATTTCGGCGCCGGCGCGATGGATTATCGCGGCTTCTACAAGAACCCGGGCGAGTAACGCCTGCGGCCATGATCCCAGGGGCGGCTTCGAGCCGCCCTTTTTCTTTCTGCGGATTTCAGGAGACAGAACATGAAAGACTTCGTGAAGCCGGGTAACACCATTACCGTGCCTGCGCCGGCCGGCGGCGCGAAATCCGGTGCGGGCGTCCTCGTCGGCTCGATCTTCGGCGTCGCCGCCTATGATGCGGCTGAGGGCGATCCCGTCGAGATCATGCTGGATGGTGTCCACATGCTCGACAAGACGAATGCCCAGGCCTGGACGATCGGTCTCCTCATTTATTGGGACAACACGACCAAGAAGGTCACCTCGGCGGCGAGCGGCAACAAGCTGATCGGGGCCTCTACCGAGGCCGCGGCCAATCCGTCCGCCGACGGCATGGTGCGGCTCAACGGCGCCTTCACCTCGTAATGCTCGATTTCGGGGCGCTGGTTCGGCCCGCCGATGCCGCCTTCGGCGAGGCGTTCACGCTCTCGCCGATGACGCGGCGGCCGAACGGCCCTCCGACGCCAGACGAGACGCGCGTCGCGCAATCATTCCGCGGCATCTGGGTCGAAAAGCCGGAGATGCTCGACAGCTCCGAATCCTACGACCCGCGATCGACGCAGCGTTTTGCGCATGCGAGTGCAGAGGCCGGCGTCTCTGTGGAGTTGTCGCAGCTCCCTTATGAGCCGCGGCAGGGCGACCGTGTCACCCGCGCCAAAGACGGCCGAACCTATTCGGTCACCTGGCCGAAACGCGACGGGCTCGGCTGGGTCACGCTGATCCTGGCAAAGGCCGCCTGATGACGGCCCTCAGCGTGACGGCTCTGCGCCTCGCCGCGATCGAGGCGCTGGCGCCGACCGCAGCCATCGCGGCCGGAAGCGGCTTCCCGACGATCGCCGGGAGCCACGTCTACGACACGCGCTCCGTGCCGGTCGACGCGCTGGCGCCCGACGCGCCGCCAGCGCTGACGATCGGCGTCTATGCCGAAGAGACCGAGGGCGTTCGCCGCGGCGACGGCTCCGCGTCCCACAATGAGTTTCTGTCCGTCGATCTGACCTTCGAGCTGGAGCTCGCGGTTATCGACAGTTTCGACGGCGAACCCGGCGTCGGAAACCCGGCGACGGATGCGGCGGCGGCGGTGCAGCTGGAGTTTCTGGCCTCGCAGATCCGCTACGTGCTCCTCGTCTCTCAGGCCGGATATCCGTTCCGCCGGATCTGCAAAGCGGTCTCGCGCACCCGCACGGTGCCGTTTCGGTTGCCGGAGCTCGCCGTGCGTCTCGCCCGCCTCACGATGGTGATGGCCTGCGAGATCGACGACGACGAGTGGAGCGACGCGCCGGGCGAGCTGCCGGAGCCGCTCGCCGGCTTTGCGGCCGGACTGCCGGACGGCAGCTATGCGCGCGACGTCTGCGACCAGATCGCCGCGGCCTGGCCGGGGCAGGAGACGCCGCCGCAACTTCAAGAGATTCGTTTCGGCCTCGGCGCCGAGCGCCCCGACACATTCGACGACGCGCCGCTCAGGGGGCGGGTCGACCTCACAGGAGATCCCTGATGGCAAATCATCAGCACATGGTGCTGGCGCGACAAGGCCTCAAAATCCCGATGCCGGACCGCGACTTTCGCCTGTTCCCGGCCAAGGGCCGCCGCGTCGATCTGGACGACCCGTTTTATGCGCAGCTCAAGCGGGGCGGCGACCTGGTCGCCAGCGAGCCCATCGCGGACGGCGCCAGCGAGCCCGGCGCCGACAGCCCCGAGAGCGCCACGCCGGGCTCTCAACCCGAACCCGAAACGACCGATAAACCGCAGGGCGCAAAACCCCGGCGACGGAAGGAGTGATCAATGGCTGACGGTATCGTCTTCGACAACATCCCGGGAGCCGGCCTGGTCGCGCCCGGGTTCTTTTTCGAAGTAACGAGTGGCGGACAGTTCGAATCGAACGCCCGCATGCTCGTCATCGGCCACGCCAATTCCGGCGCGTCGCTGGCGGTCAACACGCCCGTGCCGCTCAATTCGCAGTACGAGGCGGATTCTCTTGCCGGCGCCGGGTCGGTGCTTGCGGATGCCTACCGCATTGCACGCGCCAATGCGCCGGCCCAGGAAATCTGGGGCATGGCCGTTGCCGCGACCGGCACCACGGCCGCATGGACGGTCTCGATCGACAGCGTGCCCGCCGCGGGCGGCGTCGGCGTGATCGAGATCCAGGGCGAGATCATTTCCGTTTCGATCGCGGCCGGCGATACGGCGACCGAAGTCGCGACCGCGCTCGCCGCGGCCGTCAACGGCTATTACAACGCGCTGACGGGTGCCTCTCTTGCCGTGACGGCAGCCTCGACCGACGAGGTGGTGACCCTTACGGCGCGGCATGCCGGCCTCGTGATGAACTCGGTCGATTTGCATGTGCCGAGCGGCGTCACCGGCAACGCCTTCGGCGGCGCGACGACGATCACGCAGACGACGACAGCGACCGGCTCTCCGGACCTGACGACGGCGCTCGCCGCTCTCGGCGACGACCCGTTCGACTTCATCTCGACGCCCTTCGCCGATGAAACCAATCTCGGCCGCTACGAGACGTTGATGTCCGACGTGTCTGGGCGGTGGTCCTATCTCCGGCAGATCTACGGCCACATCGTCACGGCCGTGGTCGATTCCACCGGCGATCTGACGACGCTCGGCCTCGGCCTCAACGACCGCCATCTGACGGTCATTCCGGTGATCGAGGGCGGCTCCAATCCGTCTCCGGTCTGGGCCTGGGCGGCGGGCCTTCTCGGCCGCGTCGTGCCGTGGCTCTGCGACGGGGCGACGGGCAATGCCGGCCGCAACCAGACGGGTCTCGTCGTGGAGGGCGTGCGCGCGCCGCGCAACCGCGCCTACTGGCCCGGCTACACGCAGCGCAACACGTTTTTGAAATCGGGCGTCTCGACCTGGTCGGTGAACGCGTCCGGCGACGTCGCGATCGACAAGCTGATCACGACCTATCGGACGAATCCGCTCGGGCAGGCCGACACCGTCTTTCGGGACATTCAGATCATGGCGCAGCTCATCTACATGCTGAAAGCCTATCGCGCGGCCCTGTCCTACGAGCACGGCAACAAGGCGATTGCCGATTCCAATCCCGGTGGTCTCGGCGCGCTGGTCACGATCGAGGACATCCGCGCCACTATGGTGCACACGGCCGACGAGCTGGAGCGTCAGGGCGTGCAGGCCAATGCGGCCGAGTTCGCCCGCCGCTTGGTCCTGTCACGCGACAACGACAACCCCAACCGCGTCAACATGCTGGCGCCGATCGCCGCGGTCGGTCCGCTCGACATCATCGCGGCGAATGCCCGCCTCTTCAAACAATACCGGCAGGCCGCGACCTGATCCGGCCCGTCACATAAAGGAGATCCGATATGGCGCGATTTGGCGGCGAAATAATCTTTTCGTTTGCGGGTGGGAGGAAGCTCACCATGCGCGGCGACTTCACCGTGAAGCCCGCGGGATTCTCGGCGGAGGCGATCACCAACCAGGACGGCTCGGTGAGCCAGTCCGCCACGCTGATGCCGCACGGCTGGGAAGGCACTTTCGAAGACGCGGCCGACCTCGACTGGGAAGAGCTGATGCGCCTTGGCGATTTCGAAGTGACCGCCCGCGAGGATTACACCGGCGTGTCGCACCTCTTCGGTCCCGGTTTCTTCGTCGGCGAGCCCTCGATCAACCGCAAGACTGGTGAGGTCTCCGGCCTCTCCGGCGCGCATCAGAGCTATCGGAAGATCTGATGGCGACGATCAAACTCTCCAAGAGCTACGAGGCGTCCGGCCAAGTCTTCGACGAGGTCACGCTGCGCCCGCCGACCTGCGGCGAATATTTTGCGATCGGCGAGCCGCAGGAATGGGTTCTCTCCGGCGGCGTCCGCGGCACGCGCATGCTCGCGACCGATCTCGGCGTCGTCCGCCAATATATGGACAAGCTGTGCACGGCGCCCGGCGGGCAGTATCTCGACGTTCTCGACCTCAAAGACGCGATCGCCGTCAAAGACGCGGTGCTCGGTTTTTTTACAGAAGCGAGGTCGTCGACGCGCAACTCGACTTCCTCTTCCTCGACCTCCACTGGCGGCCGCAAGACGTCGAAAAGCTGACCTTCGACGCGCTCGACAAGCGCATCGAGAAGCTCGCATCCGGGCTCGAAAAGCGAAAGAAGCGCTAAGGCGCTTGGCGGGTGGTGCCGCCGCAGATCGGGCATCGATAAGAGCGCTCACTGGCGACGGCGGCGAGCACGAACCAGACGACCAGCCACAGCCCGCCGGTCACGATCGACAGCAACAAATGCAGGATGTGCGTCGGCGTCTGTTTTTGCGCGAGCACCGTCCGGCTGCATTGCGGGCAGTAACGTTGAGCATGCTTCGTCCCCACTGACGTCTCCCTCCCTCGTCGAAAGATCATCCTGGCATGTCGAACCGCATCCTCCAAGCGACGCTGCGTCTCATGGGCCAGGACGCCGGAGCCGGACGCATGCTGGCTTCGGTCGGCGGCAAGATGGAGCAGATGGACCGCCGGGCGGAGGCGTTCAACCGCCGCAACGGCGCGTTCATGCGCGGCCAGGCCATGCTCGTCGGCGGCACGGCGCGCCTTCTCGCCGGTGTTGCCGGACCGGCCGCGATCGCTGCCGGGATGACGGCGGCCGTGCGTGGTGCAAACAGTCTCGAAGAGGCGCTCTTCGGCATCGAGAAGAAGTCGGGCGCGAGCGCCGCGCAAATGGCGCGCATCAAGCAGGAAATCCTCGATCTCAATGACGAGCTCCCCTCGGCGATCGAGGATATCGCAGCCGCGTACGAGCGCGGCGCCGCCGCTGGTCTGCCGCTCGAAGATCTGCGGGAGTTCACAAAACTCTCGGTCAAGGTCGCCGACGCCTTCGAAATGTCCGAAGAGGAGGTCGGCAACGTCTTTGCCGGATGGCGAACGGCGCTCGGCCTTACCGGGGGCGCGGTCGAGAAGCTGACAGACCAGATCAACTATCTGGCGGATGCGGGCATCGCCGACGAGCGCGATCTCGTGCAGTTCATCGACCAGTCGAGCGGGCTCATCAAGAACTGGGGACTTTCGGAAGGGCAGGTCGCAGCACTCGCCGCGACCATGAAGAACCTCAAGCTCGACACGTCCGCGGCCGCCACGTCCATGCAGAACCTGACGTCTCGCCTTCTGGCTCCGGACGTCATGAACAAGGACGGCATCATTTGGATGCAGAAACTCGTCGGCGACACGAAGGAGTTTCATAAGCTCGTCAAGGACGATGCCCAGGGGGCGCTGCTCAAATTCCTGGATTCGCTCTCCGAGCTCGACCGCTTCCAGCGCGCCGAGGCCCTGACGCGCATCGTCGGCCGCGGCTATTTCATGGAGATACAGACGCTCTCGTCGAACCTCGACGAATACCGTCGCAATCTCCGGATGCTGCAGAATGAATCCGCCTATATGGGCGGGATCGACCGGGTCTTCGAACGACGCATGGAGCTCAACCGCGTCAAATGGGGCATGGTCTGGAAACAGCTGGACGAGCTGAGCCGGCGCGCCGGCGACATGGCGTTTCCGGCGCTCAAGGCGGGCGCCGACCGGATGCTCGATCTTTTCAAGTACATGGACGAGAACGGTACGCCGTTCGAGCACATGGCGGAGGCGATCGACGGCTTTGCCAAGGGCGCCGGCTACGAAGACTTTTCGACCATGCTTGGCGAGATCGGCGATCAGCTCGATCGCATCGCCGGCGGCGGTGACGGCAAATGGGAGCTAACGGACACGTTCAACGCCGCCGCCGAGGCGGGGGCCGCGCTCGCCACCGTCCTGGAGCGCGTCGAGCGGGCCATGCTCAATCTGGAGCGTGTCAAGTTGTGGCTCAATGTTTCCGGCGCGAATACGGGCTTTGCGACGATGACGCAGCGCGGATTGCGCGCTCTCGGCCGCGGTGCGCAGGCGATCAACCCGGCCGACGATGTCAGCGCCGAAGAGGCGCTGCGTCTCTTCGACCAGGAATTCGACCAGATCCCGAAGGATATTCAGGAAAAGCGCAAAGAGAACCTCAGGCGCCTGCAGGAGATCGACGCGCGGCTCCAGGAGATCGACCGCGCCGAGGCCGGCCGTGGGGCAGGCGTCGAGAATGTCCAGCGGCGCCGCGGCGATCGGGCCGCCATTGCGCAACATACGCGCCTGGCGCGTCTTGCACGCGAGGCGGAGGATGCCAGCATGGCGGCGCTCGGCGCCACCGGCGGGGCGACACCTGCCGCGCCGGGCATCGCGCCGCCCTCGCTGCCGCGGGCACGGTCGAGCGCGATCGAGGTGCCTCAGCTGCCATCCGCGCCGGCTCTGCCGCCTGAGGCCTCGCTCGAGGAAACCATGCGCGCCTATGAGCGCATGGCCGAGCTCCAGGACGAGATGAAAGAGGCGAAGGCGATCTTCGACATCGATCCTTCCGCCGGTCTCGCCCGCATCCAGGCGATCCGTGAAGAGATGGAGGACCTCGCCACGGTCAAACCCTCCGTCGACGTCAATATCGATCCGGCGCTCGCGAGCCTTAAACGCCTCGAAGCGGAGGCGGCGCAAACCGGACGGCGCGTCAATCAGGCGCTCGCCTCCGGGCGGCGGTCCGGGCTCCGCGGCGATGTCGGACGGTCGATGCCGGCCGAAGCCGGGATGGCCGAAGAATGAGCCGCGACTGGTCGAAAGCCTTTCGGCGCGCCTCGTTTCGCGGCGTGCCGTTCTGGGTCGAGCGCGACATCGTCGCCGGCGGCCGCCGCGTCGCGGTGACCAACATCGCCTATGGCGAGACGCCGGTCACCGAGGACATGGGCAAGCGCGAAACCGTCTGGCCGATCGACGCCTATGTCGCCTCCGACCTCGCCGACATCGAGGCGACGGCGCTTGCCGCCGCGCTCAACACCTCCGGGGCGGCGCTTCTCGTCCTGCCGATGGAACCGGCGCGCCTGGCGCGCTGCATCCAGTTCGAACGGCGGCGCGATCTCGACCGCAACGGCTATATCGGATTCCGGGTGCAGTTCATCGAGGCGGGCGCGGGCGTGTCTTTCCCGGCGGTCACCGGGCCGTCGCCGATCGCCGCGGCCATCGTGACCGGGGCGGAGATCCTCGGCGCGGCCCTGGCGGAAGTGCTCGACTGATATGAATGCGGCCGAGATCATCACCGCCGCCCTCGCCAGCGTGGCGCGGGTCGAGGCCCTGCGTGCCGCCTCCGTCATGCCGGCGGCGCGCGAGGATACGGCTCTGCGGCTCTCCGAAGCGGCGAGTGCCGCAGCGGCGCTCGCCGATTCCGCGCCGGCCGATTTCGTGGCGGGGCTCACCGCATTCGCGCGGCATGTCGGGCTCTACGGCGAGCCGGCGGAGCTCTTTCGGGCCTGCGTCGCCGACCTCGACAATACGGGCGAGGCCGGTCCGGTGCGCATCATCGCTGATGCCACGATCTTGTCGACGCTCTGCCTCGTGGCGCTCCGCCGCGATTATACCGCCCGCCAGGATGCCGCCGCAGCGCGCACGACGATCGGCGCACTTGCCGAGCCGGTGATCGAAACGTCCGGCACGCTCCTCGGCGAGGCCGCCTTTGCGCATCTCTCCGACCTCGTCGGTCAGAGCGTGCGCAACCTGTCGCGCATCGCGGCAGATCGGGCGCCGCTGGTGCGCGTCGAGACCGGATTGTCGCTGCCGTCGACGGTGCTTGCCTGGCGTCTCTATCAGGACCCGGCCCGCGCCGCCGAGCTCGTCGAGCGCAACCGGGTGACGACGCCCGCCTTCATGCCCGTGTCGCTGGAGGCCGTGGCGCCGGAATGAGGGCAGCATGAGCGACCCGCTGGAGACCGTCACCGTGGAGGTCGGCGGCGAGGTCTACGGGTTGTGGAGCGAGATCGATCTCGTCTTCGGCGCCGAACAGGCCGTGCGCACGGCAAATCTCACCTGTGCGCATCCGGGCCTCGCCGGTATCGGTCGTTTCAGGATCCGCCCGGACATGCCGGCGCTGGTCAAGGCGAGCGGCGAGACGGTGATCACCGGCTATGTGCGCGACGTCGATCCGAACCATGGCGATCAAAACGAGAAGATCCGCGTGACGATCGGCTCGAAGACGATCGACAGCGTCGAGAGCTCCGTGCTGCACGAAAGCGGACGCGTGGAAAACGCCGACATGCTGGAGATCGCGGCCGAGATCGACCCGACCGGGGTGGAATGGATTCTCGCCGGCTCGAAGCCTCCGAAAGAGCCGTGGCACCAGGTCGTGCCGTCACGCTCGCCGTTTCGGGAGCTCGAAGAGCTGGCGCGCTCGCGCGGCTATCTGCTGCACGACAATGCGGACGGGCAGATGGTGCTCGCCGACCGGCCCGAGGGCCGGCATGCCGGCGCTCTCGCGATCGGGCAGGGCGGCAATATCGTGCGTGCCGAGAGCAAGCTCACCGGCAATGGCCGCCATGACAAGGTCGTCGTCCGCGGGCAGGGATCGCGACGGCACGGGGCGACCGAACTTCGCGCCGAGGCGACGGCGCATGACGGGACGGTCGGGCGGTCGCGCCCGCAGATCATTCTGCACGAGGGCGAGCCGAGCTATGCGCGCCTCAAGAAACGCGCCGACAACCAGGTGCGTCGCGCCGCGGGACGGTCGCGGACGGCCAGCGTCGAGGTCGCCGGATGGCGCGACCAGGCGGGCCGCATCTGGTCGCCGAACTGGCTCGTCTATCTCGACGATCCGCTGATCCTCTTGCGGCAGGATATGGCGATCAGCCAGGTCACGCTGCGCCAGGGGCCGGGCCTGTCGGAGGATGCCGCGGCGACGCGGGCGATCCTGCAACTCGTCGATCCGCGCGCCTTCGGCGGCGACGACACCGGCGGCGACAGCGACGCGGTCTGGCAGACGCCGGACCCTGAGGCGGAGGTGACGGCCGAATGAGCCAGTTCAGGCCGTATCTGACGCGGCTCGAAATCGACAGCGACCGGGAGAGCGACGGGCTTCTCCTCCTCTCCGGCCGCGGCCGCGCCGGCGAGGCGCCGCGCGATATCCTGTGGATGCAGCAGCACGGGCTCGCCTCGCGTCCGCCGCAGGGCGCCGTCGGCGCGTTCTTGGCGCTCGGCGGGGCGCATGCGCAGCCGCTCGCCGTCGGCGGGGAACATCCAGGTCTGCGCCCCCGCATGGAGGCCGGCGAGACCGTCATTTACAACGCGCACGGCCAGGCCGTGTCGATCGTCAAGAACAACATCCGCATCGTCGGCGGCGACAGCGTGCACATCAAGGCGACGACCATCATCCTCGACGGCGAATGCCGCCTCGGCGGAGAGGATGCGAGCCGGCCGGCCTCGGCGGAGGGCACGGTCGACAGCGACGGCGATGTCGACACCGGCAATCTCGCGACGCGCGTCTATGTCAAATGACCGTCAAATGAGCATCACATGACCATCCGCATCGTGCCGCTCACGGAGGAGCCGGAAGCGCTCCTGTCGCCGGACATCGTCTGGGACGGAGAGATGGGCGATTTCGCACCGGCCGGACCGGACGAGACCAAGAACCGCGGCGGGCTCCGCGCCCGGGCGCAGCTTGCGACCGCAATCCTCATGCTCCTGCAGACCGATCGCCGCGCCGATCCGTCAGAACTCCGCGACGGCGACGACAATCGCGGCTGGGTTGGCGACGGCTTCGATATCGATCTCGACGCTTTCGAGCGTCCGCTCGGCTCCAAGCTCTGGCTTTTGCGGCGGCGCAGCGTCGACGAGGTGGAGACGCCGCGGCTTGCCGAAGATTATGCCCGCGAGGCGCTGCAAGTCCTGATCGAGCAGCGGGCCGTGGCGCGCATCGACGTCGATGCCACGGCGCGCCCGGCAGACCGCCGGCTCGATCTTAACGTCGCGCTCTACGGCCGCGACGGAACGCAACTCTATGCGGCGCGCTATGGCGTGCTGTGGGACCAGGTGACACGTGGCGACATCCACCCCCTCGCTCAATAGCCTGTCGCAGCGCATCCGCGGCGCGTTCCGCCAGGAGCTGCCCGACACGGATGCGACGATCTGGCCGAACACGCTCTACGTGATCGGCAAGGTGATCGCCATCGCCCTCTACGAGGCGCATCTGCGGGCGACTTGGATCTATCGCCAGATCTTTGCCTCGACTGCGGATGGCACGCATCTCGACCGGCACGCCTACGAGCTCGGATTGACGCGCAAGCCCGCGACGCGCGCGGCGGGCGAGATCGAAATCACGGCGACGCCGGAGACGATCTATCCGGCCGGCATGCGATTCCTGTCGGGCGCGCAGAGCTATGTCGCGACCGAGGCGGCGACGGCGAGTGTCGCCGGCGCCCTCGTCGTCACGGTGCGGGCCGAACAAGCCGGGCTCGCCGGCAACCGCGAGGCGGACGAAAGCGTCTCACTCGTCGATCCGGCGCTCTACAGCGGCGTTGCCACCACCGGCAGCGTCGGGGCGGACGGGATCGGTGGCGGGGCGGACCGCGAGAGCGACGAAAGCCTGCGCGCGCGCATCCTCGACCGCAAACGGCGCGTGCCACAAGGCGGCGCGGAAAGCGATTACGAACAATTCGCCCGGGCGGTGCCGGGCGTCTCAAAGGCCTGGGCGCAGAGTTTTGCGGGCGGGCCCGGCACGATCGGTGTCTGGTTCTTGATGGAGGGGCGGGCAAACGGGATCCCGACCGCCTCAGACGTCGCCGCGGTGCAGGCGGCGCTCGACGAGCGGCGGATGATCCGGGCCGCGGCGATCGCTGCAGCGCCCGTCATGCGCCCGATCGACATCGATTTGACGCTCGTTCCGGACACGGAGGCCAATCGCGCCGCGGTCGAGGCACAGCTCGCCGCCATGTTCGCGGCCCGCGCCCGGCCCGGCGTTGCAGGTGACGCGTTCGTCATGTCGGTTTCATGGATCGCCGAGGCGATCTCGATCGCGCTCGGCGAGGACCGCCACCGGCTGCGCGCGCCGTTAAACGACGTCGTCTATCTCGGCGGCGAGATGCCAGTCCTCGGCACCATCCGGTATTTCTCGTGAGCACCTATTTCGTTCCGGCCGGATCGGATTTCTCGGCAAGCGACGGCAGTGCCGTTATCGAAGTGACGTGCAATCCCGACCCGCTCGGCAGCGCACCGCCCGACAATGCCGACGTGCTTTCGGCCCCGTCCGCCGACGATCTTCTCTCCGTGGCGCTCGCCGCACAGCCAGCGGGCGCGGCGTGGCGGAGCCCGGACGGTGTCGCGCCCGACACGACGAGCCGCATGGCGCGGTTCTGGCGGGCCGTCTCGGCGCCGTTTGCCGATTTCTATGCGCGCCTCTTCGGCATCTCGCAGGAATCGACCTCGGTCTCGATCGTCGACAGCCTCGAAGATTGGGAGGCGGAATATGCGCTGCCCGGCCCCTGCGCCCCGTTCGACCCGGCCGTCTCGGCGCGCCTTGAAACGCTGCGCCTCACGGTGCGCGGACAAAACTATGTGACGCCGGCGGATTTCACCTGCCTCGTCGTGTCGATGGGGCATAGCGAAGTCGTCATCGAAGAGCCGGCGCCGTTTCGCTGCGGGGAATCGCGTCTCGGCAGCGACCACCGGCTCGGCAATGCGGCGATGCCCTATGAATGGGTGATCCATCTCGACACGCCCTTCATCACGCATTTTGCCTGCGGCACGTCGGAGCTCGGCATCGACCGGCTGACGGATTTCGGACGGGCGAGCGAGGTCGAGTGCCGGGTCAATGCCGTCGCGCCCGCCTGGACGCGGCCCGTCTTCGCTTACGCGCTCGTGGCCGATTAACCGGCCGGACCACTCTCACAGCAAGAGGCCAGCATGGAATACAAACCGCCCGTCGGCGCGGTGGAGGACGCGTCCTATGTGACCGGCAATGCCGGCGCCGGCATCCAGGGTTCGCAGGTGCCGGCCGAGGCGATCGAGCACCCGATGCGCGAGATCCTCAACGTCATCACCGCGGCCGATATCGAGCCGAACGGTTCGGATCTGTCGCAGCTCCTTCAGGCGATCCAGATCATCGCGGGTCTCGCCGGCGGCAATGCCGGCGTCGGCGGCTTCAACCGCATGCGGGTCTATCGGACAGGGACGTCTGTCTGGGTGCCGTCCAGCGGCGTCAATCTGGCTTTCGGCATATGCTGGGGTGCCGGCGGCGGCGGCGGCGGCGCGACCGGCAAAGGCGCGGGCGGTGCGGGCGGCGGCGGCGGCGGCTTTGCGGCGGGCTATTTCACGCCGACGCCGGGCTCCGGCGTTTCGATCATCGTCGGCCAGGGCGGCAAAGGCGGTTACCGCACGGGCGCCGGTCAGGCCGGCGGCCTCTCCTCGATCGGTGCCTTCATGTCGGCAACCGGCGGCACGGGCGGCTCTGGCTCTTCCTCCGGCGTCGGGCGCCCGGTCGGCAAGGGCGGCAAGGGCTTCGGCGGTCAGTTCAACCAGTTCGGTGGGTGGGGCGAACCCGGCTATCTCTCTGCCAACAACGCCTATTTCTCCGGCAATGGCGGCGCGTCCTTCGGCCTGTGGCGTGCCTCTGGAACGCTCGGCGGTGTCGGCGACGGAAACTTCCTAACCAACGAGGACGAAACCGGCCTTGACGTGCGGCCGGGCCAGGGCGGGCCGGGCGCCTCCAACAATGGCTTCGGCTTCACCGGCCAGGATGGCCTCGTTCTCCTCTTCTATCGCGACGCAACGGAGTAGGCACCATGCCGTGGTTCATCATCGTCAACGGTGAGGTTACGCAGAAATTCACGTCGCTGCCGCAGCTCGCGCCAGGCATCAATGCCGAGGAAGTGTCGCAAAGCGTCTTCGACGAAGTGTCGACCGGCTATGTGCAGGACGGGCTGGGAGGTTACCGCGAACGCCGCTGGTACGACGAATACGACAATGTCGACCAGATGAAACTTGGCGCGGCCAACGAGTGGAAAAAGGATTCGGCCGAAGGGCTGATGAGCATCTTCTATTCCGATTATCCGGCGAACGAGATCGCGGCGTTTGCGCAATCGCGCCTCGCGGCGGAGGCCTATCTCGCCGATCTGCCGGAGCTCGACGATATCGGCGCGGCACAGAAAGCCCTGATCGAGAACGAGGCGACGGCGCGCGGCAAGACGCCGACCGAGGTGTGCAATTCGATCATCACCAAAAACGACGAGTATCAGAAGGCGATCGGGCGGCTCAAAGGCTTCCGCGCCAACGTCGATCTCATCGTCGATGATTTCGCGCGCGATATCGGCGAAAGCGAGCCTGCCGCCAAGGACCGGCTCTGGGGACTGCTCGAAGCGGAATACAATTCCGCCGAAACCGCCATCGACCTGATCGTGACGTGACGCGATGGCTCTGATCACCGGCGACCCGCCGGAACTCGATTTCGAGGCCTATGCCAACGAGGCCTGGATCTGCTCGCTGGAATTCCTCAACGCCGACGACGAGACGCCCTACGATTTGACGGATCTGGCGTTCTCGTTGCAGCTCCGCCGCCGGCCCGAAAGCGCCACGCTCGATCTGGAGCTGTCGACCGCGACGGGCGAGCTCTACGTCGACGAGACCGATCCGGCAAACGGCGTTCTCAACATCCTGGCGCCGGTCGCGGCCGTGCGCCGGCTCTCCGGAATTTATACCTATGACCTCCTCGTCTGGCGCGCCGCCGTCAATGAGACGGCGCGCATCTGGCTCCGAGGCAAAATCACTGTCGGCACGGGAGTGACGCGCGATGCATCCTAAATCTTCCGCCGCGATCGCCGTTCAGCCGCGCGGACTTCCCGGCCCAGCCGGCATGGACTTCAAAGGCAAGTGGGAGCGGCGCACGACCTATGCCTGGCGTGCCGTCGTGCTCCATGCTGACGAGCAATGGTTTGCTCTCCGCGGCAACACCGGCATCGAGCCGGGCTCGTCGGAATCCGACTGGCGTCTGTTTCTCCCGAAAGGGGTTAAGGGCGACCAGGGCGAGACGCCGACGCTCGAATGGCGTGTCGAGGACGCGACGCTGCAGGTGCGCCGCGTCGGCGACATCGACTGGGTCACGCTCTCGGCCACCTCAGCGCTCGGCCAGCGCATCCTGTCGGGAGTTGCCGATCCCGCCTCGGGCGACGGAAATGACGGCGATTATTACCTCAATACCACGTCTTACGTCCTCTTCGGCCCCAAGGCTTCGGGCGCCTGGCCGACGCCTGGCCTCACCCTCAAGGGCATCCAGGGCGATCAGGGGCCGCAGGGCGAGACCGGGCCGCAGGGGCCGCAGGGCGAGGTGGGCGAGACCGGCTGGGACGTCGCCTGGACGACCGGCGCCACGGCCGAGACCGACCACACCTATGCGTTCGGGAACAAGCGCTGGCGCGCCGTGCAGGGCGGCTTGCTGCCCGATCCGCCGACCGCCGACCCGATGTCGGATCCGACGAACTGGGAATATCTCGGCGATTTCGCGTCGACCTCCCACACCCACACGATCAACCAAATCGCCGGTTTGCAGACGGCGCTCGATGACATCGACACGGCGATCGAAGGCGCCTTGTCCGAAGCCGACGTGCTCGACCTCGTCACCGGCGACCAGACGGTTTTTGCCTCGCCGGGCTTGCTCAAGCCCGCGCCCACCAACGGGGCGGAGCCGGGCGAGATCACGGTCAACGGCGTGTCGTACGACACGCTGACGTTCGATCCCGCCACGCAGCAGACGGCTTATCTCACGTTCGTGCTGCCGAAGTCGTTCGCGCCCGGGGGCACGCTGAAGTGCCGGGGAGTGTTCACGCATGAGGGTTTCACGCCGCCGACCTATGATACCGACGTGCCGAGCGGCGTGGCCTCTCCGTATGGCGTCGCCTTCAATAATCTCGGACAGTTCATCATCTCTGACAGTTCCGCTGACACGATCTTCGTCCGCGACGGGTTCGGTGGGGCCGCGGTCACATCGTTCGCGTCGCCGGGATCGGGTCCATCTGGGCTCATCGCTTGGGGCGGCACCGATCTGATCAGTCTCGATTATTCGATCCCGCGGATTTACAAACATGTCGGTATTAGCGGGGATTTATATGGCAGTAATGGGGTGCCTGGAAGCGGTCCTCGCGACATCGTGGAAGACCCTGTCGGGGGTAATCTTTACCTCTGCGATTCCAGCACTGATACAATCTACGCCATTGATCCTTTTTCGTTGGAGCCAACGGGGTTCAGTTTTGCCGCACCGTCCGGCGGGATGGTGGTCGGCATCGCCATAGACCCTGATGGCAACCTATGGACTTGCGATGCGACTGCACTCAAGCTGCGCAAGCACCGTGGAATTTCAGCGACCGTCGACGACGAATTCAATCTGCCGACGACATCACCAGGTGGCATGACATTCGATCCACAAGGGAGGCTTGTCCTCGCCGGACAATCTGACAACACGATCTACCGTCTGGATGTCCGAAAAAGCATCGCTCTCTCCGTTTCCGCTGGGGCCGCTGGAGACGGCGACGCGCTCGGGGCTGTCGGCTCGGCTGTCATCTCGTCGGGTGCGTGCTCCGGCTCGGCTGGCCGATTGTGGTGCACGGCAGAAGTCGATGTCCCGCTGCCGGGCGCACAGCCGGGCGATCAGTTGACGATCAAGATTGATCGCGCCGTCGCCAATGCCGCCGACGATCTCGGCGTGTTGGTGCATCTGCTCGGGCCCGAGATCAAGTATCCGACGTCCGCGGCGACGGACAGCTGAGGGTGACGACCATGACCATGATCATGCATGCGCTGGTGTCTCCCGAGGACGCGATCGTCGATCGTAGGCGGCAAGACCCGGACAACCTGCCTGCGACGCGTCCCGGCTGGCGCTGGCTGCCGGAAGAGCGCGATGATGCGCCGGTGAACCCTGACACGGAGGTGGCGACCGAAGAGGTCCTCACGGTTGAAGAGGATCGCGTCGTGCGGGCGCGAGGGAAAAGGGCGCTGACCGTCGAGGAATTGAAAGCCGAGGTGGCGCGGTTGCGCTGGGAGCGCGAGGTTGCTGGGATCGAGGTGGTGATAGCCGGCGAGACGGTGCCGCTCTCGACAGCGCGAGGCGATGATCGCCAAGCGCTCGACTCGACCTATGCAGCCATTCGCGATGGCTTGAGGCAGGATAGCGCGACGTTCAAGTTCGCAGATCTGACATCGCGGGCGGTCAGCAATGCCGACATGCGGGCCGCCGTTGTCGCAGCGCTGGCGCATATCCAAGCCTGCTTCGACCTAGAAGGACTCGTCGCCGCGGAAATCGACGCAGGCATGATCACCAACAAGGCGCAGGTCCGCGCCGCGTTTGAGGCGAGCTGATGGCGCTCAATGGATCCGCGCTGACGCTGATGGGCGGACGGCGGAGATCGAGGGCTGCGCTCGCGGATATCGGTGAAGCGGGTCTCCTGCATTGGTACGACTTCGACGATTTCAGTGGAGATACTGAGCGAGTTATCGCCGACCAGTTTGGCGGCGCTGATCTAGATACAAGGGGGAGCTGGATCGCCGACGGCAATATACGAATGCACTCGGCAAGCGCGCGGACCACATCAGCCGCCCTTCAATCGGCTCTTGCCGCGCAAGCGGACAAAAGAGCTTTCAGCTGTATTTTCGTAATGAAAGCTGTCGGCTCGTCAGATTACTATTTCGGAAATGTAATTGATGGCGGCTCGGGAGATACTAGATATTATTTTGCCGGGGCTCGATTTTACACATTGATTGCGCGAAAATCTCGGTATGATTATCTAACGATGCCAGCCGCGAAGGCGGCAATGCACATGTTGGCAGTTACGGGTTCGGCTGGGGAGGGACTTCACGTGCACCAGTTCCAGGGCTCAGATATAGATTACCGATCACCGGCTTTAGGCTCTTCTAATTTTTATTGTTTCCCTACAGCAGCTAGCAGCGAGTTTTTGCAAAGCCAGTCGTGGGCGACTGCTCACGCGAGCCTTTGGGCGCGGATGCTGACGCACGCGGAGCTCAAGACGATCTGGGACACGCGGGCGGAGCATCTGTTTCGCTATGCTGAAGCCTTCTGATATCTGCGCCTTCAACAGGCGCAGCCAGGGCCTTTATGGCATTCCTTGTTGCGGGCGATGCAGCTGTCGCCGCAAGGCTTGCCCTTGCTGCAGTGCTTGCAGCACGCGGTCGGCTGGACCGGGATCGACGTCATCTCGGCAGGGACCGGGGCCTGTTTGAGTAAGGCAGCGAGATCCAGCACCGGTGCGGCTTGGGCCGTCGTGGCCATGGTCGCGATCAAAAGGGCTGCAACCAAGCGCATGATATCCTCCCGCATATGCGCGCCTTGCGAGAAGAATGCGCAGCATGCCCGCACGAGTCGAGACGCCTGGATGCCGCGGGATAGGCGGCGGGCGAACTGCTGAACCCAAAGCACCGACTAGAAGCGCCGGGGTAGATCCCAGAGCCTGAAGGTTGAAACGCCCTTCCCGGTGGGGCTGCCGGCGGCCCGCGCACTGTGGGCAGCCGGGACGGGCGACCTTTTCGAATATTGGAGTACGACATGAACCTCGTCTGGAACTGGCGGAGGGTGCTTCGCCATGCCTGGAGTTTGCGGCTCATCGCGCTGGCGGCGCTTCTCTCCGGCCTGGAAGTCGCGCTGCCTTATGCGGACGACCTCCTGCCGATTCCGCCGGGCCTCTTCGCCCTTCTCTCTCTCCTCACCACGGGCGGCGCCTTTGCGGCCCGGCTCATCGCGCAAAGGAGTGTCTCCGGTGTCCAGTAGCAGGCTCAAGAAAGGCATCTTCGGCACGGTCACGGCGCTCGGCATTCTCGCCGTCGGCTTCGTCGGCGGCTGGGAGGGCAAGCGCAACGTCGCCTATCGCGACATCGTGGGCGTGCCGACGATCTGTTTCGGGGAAACCCGAGGCGTGAAGATGGGCGATACCGCGACCGACGCGGAATGCGCCACCATGCTCGGCGACGGTCTCGTGGAATTCGAAGCGGGCATGCGCTCGTGCCTGCGCGATCCGGATGCGATTCCCGACGAGAGCTACGTCGCGTTCCTGTCGGCCGCCTACAATATCGGCCAGCGCGCCTTCTGCCGCTCCTCCATGGCGCGGCGCTGGAACGCCGGCGATCTTCGCGGCGCATGCGATGCGCTGCTCATGTGGAACAAGGCCGGCGGGCGGGTCATCCGCGGGCTGGTCAACCGGCGCAAAGCGGAGCGCGAGCTCTGCCTCAAGGGCCTCAAATGACCGCGCTCCTCGCCAACCCTTTAGCGATCGTCGCGGCGGTCCTCGCCGTCCTCGCCTCCTATGGCGGCACCTATGCCGTGGGCGACCATTACGGCTATGCCCGCGCCGAGGCGACATGGCAGGCGAAATACGACCGCCTCGTCGCCGACACCGAAAAGGCCTCGGCCGAAGAGACGATCCGGCAGCAGCAGGCGAATGCGGAGGCCCGCCGGGCCGCGGACGAGACCATCGCGGAGCTGCGCTACCAGCTCGCCCAGCAGGACGTCTTTATGAAGGAGCTCGAAAATGCGGCTGATAGCGATCCCAATGCTCTGCGCGACTGTCTTGGGCCTGACAGCGTGCGGCGGCTCCAAAATCCTGCCGGTCGCTGAGGCGCCGATCCTGGAGCCGGCGCCGGCGGAGCTCGCCTCGCACTGCGCCGATCCGGTGACCCTGCCGGGTCGCGGTCTGACCCAGGCGGAGGTCGAAAAGCTCTGGGCAAGAGACCGGTTTGCGCTGACGGGCTGCGGCCTCACCAAGCAAGCCGTCGTCGATTTTTATGTGCGGCGCGATGCGGCCCTCACGAGCCCCGGCCGCTGAGGGCGTGATGTCGGACGAGATGATGTGGCTGATCGGCCTCGGCGTGGCGTTTCTCGGTACCCTCGCCACCATCGTCGGCGGCGCCGTCATGCGCGACCGCCAACAGTCGGAAAAGATGCAAACGACGGAACGTCTCCTGTCGGGGAAGGTCGAGGACGGTCACGAAAAGCTCGGCGAACGCATTCGCGAGGGTGACAACCGACTTGATGAAAGGATCAACCGCGTGCGCGACGAGCTCGCCGAGAGCTATGTGCGCCGGGTGGATCTCGAAGGCCATATCGCGCGCCTCGACAGCCAGTTGCAGGAGCTTCGCAGCGACGGCAAGGCGCAGAGCAAAGAAATGACGACCCGCATGGATGCGCAGCGTCAGGAAATGACGCAACGTTTTGATGCGCTGATGGCCGCAATCCAGTCGCCTCGGGCGCGGAAGAGTGCCCCGTCAGCGGCGGCTAAGAGAGTTTAGAGTCAGACAAGTCTATTGTTTTTATAAGTTAATCCTATGTGTATTCTATAATTCCACCTTTAACTTGCGCGTAACGTAAGAAGGGCATTCTATTTTTGTATATATAGCGTTGGGAGATAAAATGATCATATTTATCAAAGACGAACATATACCGTCGCCAGAGATGGCTGGGCCCCTCGCGGAAATGCTGTTCGAATTGTCGAAGCTATCGCGCTTGTACGGCTGGAACTTTCTTGCACACCTCATCGAGATGGCTCGCTTCGAGGCGCTGACGATCGAAGCGCGGGGCGACTAATCGGTGCCGCACCAGACGTTGCCTTCGTTGGGCCATCGCTGAGACAGGCCTTCCTCAATCAGCACCTGCCCCGCATCGCGACCGTCTGACAGACGGACGGTCGCCAACTCTCTGCCGAAATTGCCGCGTTCGTGTACCCACTCAATTGTGTAACCGTCGCTCATAAGTTCGCGGAGGCGATCACGTGCCCGTTCGCCGAGCTGTCTCTCGCGGATGCATGCGGCATGGCCGATCTCAGGCGTATCAACATCGATCGCGCGCCATTTGACGCCGGCTTCCCACCCGGTGTCGCCATCCACAACGCAGGTCACCTTACGAGCCGCTCGGTTTCCGCCAGTGCAGATCGGCAGCATCTCCCCTGCTGCTGCCGATGAAATCGCCACATCGGAGAGGATTGTGCGCCAGAGCACGATCCCCGGCGCGATAAGATTTGTCCAATAATAGAAGGCAAGAAACGCCGCGCCAAAGGCCAAAAATACGGCCCATTTGAGCCGCGCCGCACGGGTCCGCCCCTGCGCAGTTGCCTCCTCGATCATTTCGATCCCCCTACCCAGACCAGGAGTAAGACATGCCGGCAAAGTCCATGCCGATCAAGAATGATGCTGCCTGCGCGGAGGCGATCGCGCGCATTGGTACGATCCGGGCCGACCTTGCTCGCATCGAAACGGAGAAGGCAAAGGCGGTGGCCAAGGCGGCAGCCGCGGCGGAGGAGACGGCGAGCCCGCTGCAGGAGGAGGAGGCCGGGCTCGTCGTCGCAGTAGAGGCTTATTGCGCCAAGGAGCGGAAACGTCTCACCGAAAACGGCAAGTCCAAGACGGCGGAGTTCAAGACGGGCAAGGTCGCCTGGCGCAAGGGCCAGGCAAAGCTCGTCATCGACCCGGCGCTCGAAGACAAGATCCTCGACAAGCTCAAAAAGCTGCAGGGATTTACCAAGACGAAAATCGCGATCGACAGAAGCGCGGTGAAAACCTCACTCACCGACGATAAGGCCTCGCCGCTCAAACGCATCAAGGGCCTGTCGATCGAGGAGGCGAAAGAGACGTTTTCCGTGACGCCGACCGGCGCGGAGCTTGCCGAGCGCAAGGATCTCGCAGCCTGACCTGACACACTCCCCCGCCAGGTGATACAGTGGCGGGGGCCGGGCTGGTAACCCGGCCGCGGGGCCAGTTGGTAGCTGCGAAACCCCGCACGACGTGACCATCGGATAACGTCGCCCCGCCGCTGCGCGCAGCGCGCCGAGCGTCTGTCATCCAGGACATCTTTGCAATGGTCGAAACCCTCCGGCCCGTGCCCCAGGCGCGGGCCGTTGCTCCTTATGTGGGCGGCAAAAGGCAGCTTTCCCGCCGAATTGCCGCGCAAATCGAGGCAACTCCCCACTCACTTTATGCGGAAGTTTTTGCCGGCATGGCCGGCGTTTTTTTTAAGCGACGGCTGGCGCCGAAAGTTGAAGTGCTGAACGATCTCGACCGAGACGTTAGCAATCTCTTCCGCGTCCTACAGAATCACCCGGCGGCGCTTATGGATCTCCTCGGCTGGCAACTCGCCAGCGTCGACGAGTTCAAGCGGCTCATCGGCCAGGACCCGGAATATCTGACGGATCTGCAGCGCGCCGCGCGCTTTCTTTTCCTTCAGCGTCTCGCTTTCGGCGGCAAGGTTGTCGGGCAGAATTTCGGGCGTGTTCGACGCGATCCGGCCCGGTTCCGCCCAGAAGCGCTCAAGCCGATCCTTGAAGCTGCGCACCGCCGCCTGCAGGGTGTCTGGATCGACTGCCTGTCGTGGGAGGTCTTTCTCGATCGGTGGGACAGGCCGGACGCGCTCTTCTATCTCGATCCGCCCTATTGGGGCACCGAGCACTATTACGGCGAGGGGCTCTTTTCGCGCTCCGACTTTGCCCGCCTGGCCGCGCGTCTTTCGGCGCTGCAAGGTCGCTTCATCCTCTCCATCAACGACGTGCCCGAGATCCGGCAGCTATTCAGTGCTTTCGATTTCGAGGAGGTCGATGTCACATATTCCTTGCAGGGCTCATCGAATGACGTCAGAGCCGGGGAGCTGATTATCTCGGGGGGCGGAGACGGCAGCCAATGATGGTATGCTGCCCGCTTGCAGTACAGGAGGGGCAGGTGACGGATCGTTCCGCGGGTATCGTTGGGCAGGCGGCTATCTCTGCTGTCTCGGCTATTATTGGCGGCCTCATTGTAGCAGTTCCGAGCTATCTAACCCGCGACCGGGAACTCGATGTTAAAATGGTGGAGATCGCCGTTGGCATCCTAGCCCAAGAGCCGAAAGAGAATATCGCGCCTGCCCGCAAATGGGCCGTTGACGTAATCGCGCAATACTCCAGAGTGGCTCTTTCGCCGGAGGTCCGCAATGCACTGACGACCGGTCAAGCTATTGGACCAGATTGGCTTGATCTCGTCGATCCGAGGAAACTTCCGGGACCGCTCGAAATGTCCCCGGGGGTGATTCATCCCGACGCTGTCGTCCCCAACGGTGCGATCCCCAAATAACAGAAGAAGCATTATCGCGCCGGCGGACTGCCCAGGCGGGGCAGGGGACAGCGGAGAGGATCACCCGCAAAGCGCTCTGGCCTTCGCTGTTTCATCGGTGAGGGGCGGAAGTGGCCACCATCCGGCAAGCCACTCATCCCCGATCGCTTGCCCGGGATACAGCGCCCAACCAAGCTCAAGGCCAATATTCCGCGTCCTCCCCATATTGCGGGCAACGAAACGCCGGCTCGACAGATGAGCCCATCGCGGATCCTCAATCTCTCCCGTGAGAACAAGGATCTCTGTTCCGTCTCGGGGCGCTTCACTGATCGGGCGCATGCTCATGGCACAAGCCTCGCTTCCGCGGCTTCCATGTCGGCCGCATTGCCGCTGTCTTCAGCCTTGCTTCGGTCGAAAGCGTCCAGCGGGTCCGCATCCTCCGGCAGATCGAGCGCAGCGCGAAGCTGCTCCTCTTGCCGGGCCACGCGCTGGCGAAGCTCCGCCTCCCGTCGCGCTTGAACAACGACATCCGCCTCCGACGCTACCGCCGGCGTCTCGATCGCGCGGCGCCAGCGGAGGAGCTTTTCGTCGGCGTGCGCCTTTCGCTTCGCCATCTCCGCCTCATCCGGCGGCGGGGGCTCTTCGGTGGCGCGCAGGAGCCGGTCGATGACGGCGCGCTCGCAGGCAAAGGGTTCGGCCATGCGCCGGACGAGCCGGGCGAGCTGCGGCGGGGTGGGGGCGTAATCGGTGGAGAGCCCCGAACGGTCCTGGAAGAACGCCTGCCGCGCCGCGACGGCGGCAAAGAGCGGCACGCCGTCGAGCGCCTCGAAATAGGCCTCGGCCCGAAAGGCCGCCGTCTCGGCGGACACGGGCATCAATTGCAGGATCGGGTTGATCAGCTCCTCGCCGAGCTCGCGCGGTGTGGCCGGCCGCAGCGACCGCTCCAGGACCGACATATGGCGACCGAGCCCGATGCGCTCCTCGCGCGTCAGTCCGCATCCCGCCCGCCACTTACCCTCCACCATGCGACCGTCGACACGCGGCGAGAGCAACGGCGGCGGCGATCGCCTCGGCGCGGCTTTCTCCCCGGTTTCGACGGGGCGCACGATCTGCTGATATTCCCTCGTCGCCATCCTCTTTCCTCCTGAAAAACCTGATGTTTCCGTGCCCGTCCGCCGCAGGCACCTGCACCGTCCGGCGCTCGCGCGCCTCCGTCACGGCGGCGGCAAAATACGACCAGGTGCGCACCGAGCCGGGCGGTCGCCGGAGCGCCACGGCCCGGATCGCCGGCAGAATGTCGGCCTCAAGCGAGCACCCGGCGGCAAGCCAGCGGAGCGGTTCGGCCGGGTCGGCGAGATGCGGCCCCGCCATCAGGGCCGGACCGGCCGCCTCGCGAAGACGGGCGAGAAGCTCCCCCGGCGAGACCGGAATGTCTCCCCTGGTGTTTTCGGCTCCGCTCGCTTTTTCGGGCCAGTTCGTTTTTTCGGGCACGCGCAAAGCAGCAGCAGAATCTCCCGAAAGGGAGATCTCCGTTGTTGGGGGCGCGCGTCGCGTGCGCACGCGTATGGTGCCACCCTGAGGGTGGCACCCCCTGCCACCCTGAGGGTGGCACCCCTGCCTCCCTGGAGGTGGCACCCCCCTGTCTCCAGATGATTGAGACGGGGAGGCAAGAGCCTCGCTTTCGGGAGACGGCACTCCCTTGAGACGAGACGGCCCGGCGGAAACGGCATCCATTTCCGGGCCATGTCGTCGACGGTCTGGCAGAGCGGCATCTGACCAGACCTGCGGCGGAACGGCATCCGCCAGGGGAACGGCATCCCCATGAGCGGGAACGGCATCCCGCCTCTCGGTCAGGACGGCACCCGACGCGAACAGATCGTATTGCTGGGCCGAGAACTCGACCGGGATTCCGGGCGCCTCGCGGCGAATGCGGTAGCGGCAGGCCTGGCCGGCGCCTTTGCCGGAGCGGATCTCGATCCAGCCGGTCTGTTCGAGGAGATAGAGCGCTGCCTGCAGCGTCTTGCGCGACACCGAGAGCTCGTCCGCCATCGTCTTCTGTTTGCGCGAACACCAGCCCGTCTTGGTCGAGGCCGCCTCGGCAATGAGCAACAACGCGTCCTTGGCGCTCGGCGTCAGCCGCCGGTCGCGGGCGACGCCGCGCGGCAGGATGGCGAGCCTTGGCCCTGATGTTTTGGGGCCCGTCATGCGGCCGCCTCGTCCGAAAGACCCCCCGAGGGGCCAAAGACAAACAGCTTTCCCAGGTCGAGGTTCGGCGTCGGCGCCGCGTCGCTGAAAAGATAACCGTGGCGCGCAAAAAACGCATTGCCATCGGCCTTGCTGCGCCATGCCGCCCCTCGGGGCAGCGACTCGGACGTGCTCGACCACAAAAACCAGGCATGGTTCTGGCTCGGCCCGTCTTTGAGCTGCGGCAGGTTCACCCAACGAATGCGGTTGAGAAGCGCAACCTTTCCAAGATAGTTCGGGCAGTCGCGAAAGAGGTGCGTCCGCGTGGCGCCGCTGTCGAAATCGACCTGCAGCAGCATGGCGAGCGAGCCGCCGCGAAACGCCAGCATGGCGAGCGCCCGCTCGACTGCGGCGAGCGCGAGGCGCCCGCCCGGCCCATAGGGCGGATTGGTGACGATCGCGCCGATGTTCCGGCGTGCCGCATCGGCGAGCGGCGCCTGAAAAAAATCCCGGCGCTCGACGGCGACAGGCGCGACGCAGTGGAGGTCTGACGATGCAAGCGGCGCGATGTCGGAGCCGACGAGGTGGCGATGCTGGGCCATGCCCAGCGCCGCCAGGATATGGCCGCCGCCGGCAAAGGGATCGGCGATTGCGACCGGCTGCGGCATGATCTGAGGCGAGGGCAGAAACCCCGCCGGCAGAGCGGAGAGCAGCGCCCCCGTCACCCAGAAAGGCGTGAAATAGCGGTCGTGTTCCGAGCGGCGATAGGCGCTTTTCGCTCTCATGTTTTGCGCCCCTCCGCGAGCAGGCGATGGAGACGGAAGAGCCGATCGTCCGGCAGGGTGAGCGCGGCGCGCACCGGATCCTCGCGAAAGCGATCCCAGGCCTCCTCCTCCGCGTCGATGACATCGGCCTCGACGAGGACATGCCGGTCGAGCGCGAAGAGCCTGGCGAGATCGGAGCGGAAGCGCAGCGCCGCTGCCGTTCCGGGTTCCTGGCGCTGCCATAGCGTGGATATCCCGTGCCGCCGGCAAATGGCGAGCACAGCTGAACGGCTCGGCGCGCCGACTGCCTCGGCGATCTCGCGCCCCGTGCGTGCGCCCGCCGCGATCGCCGTCCGGACGGCTTCGGCTTTCTCGTCCGGATCCCTCAGAGCCCACGCCTCGGCCTCTCTGGAACACCAGCTCATGCGGCTTCCTCGCCCGCCGCCGGCCTCTCCGCTGCTGGGGCCGCGCTGCGGCGCTCGTAGAACCGGGCGCGATGGGCGGCGCAGAAATGCGGCCCGTCTTCCTTTTCCACGGGCGCGCCGCAACAACGGCGCTGTTCGATCGGCGCTGCGTCGAGAAGCGCGGCGCATTGGCGGGGCGTGCGCTCGAGGAAGAGCACCCCGATTCCGCCGAGAGGTTCGGGGACCCCGTCGGACACATGCGGGGCGCGGTCGGACATATGGCCGGACACATCGTCGGACGCTTTGCCTCTCGGGGATACGGGGCCGGGCAAGGGCGCGGCCGGGGCAGTGGCCGGGGCAGCGGGCGGCTTCCGCCCGCGCGGCCGTCCGAGGCCGCCTTGCACCCCCGGAAGGTCGATCTTTGCCCGCTTGCACACGCCGATGATGGCGTTGCGCGACGGCACGCCGAGCGCCTCGGCGATCTCGTTGGCGCTGCCGGCACCCTCCGCGATCGCCGCTTCCACCGCACGCGCCTTCTGGTCAGGCCGCATCTCTCTCCAGCTGAGGCGATCCATGTCGTCCATCCCCGGCTCTCCCCCCATCATCGGCTCTCCCCCCATCACCGGCTGTCCCCGCTATCCGCCAGCCGCTTCTGCAGGCGCAGGAGCGCGTGGCTCGCTTCCTCCACCTCGATGAGGCAGTGCTTGCGTTCGCGTGTGTCGATCTTGCCGTCGGCGAGGGCTTCCAGAAGCGCCACGCTCGCCTCCGCGGTTTCGCGGGTGACGCCGGCGAGGAGCGCCGACCAGTCCGCTCGCGGCGCATCCTCGCTCTCGCCAAACGGGCGGAGCTCATAGCCTTGGAGCGCGGCGAGCGTTGCCAGGATCACCGGCTTGCCGGAGGCGCGGTCGACCTCCAGCGCAATGTCGAGCGGCATGAAGCGGCCGGAAAACTCGTCACCGGCCGAAGCGTATTTCGACAAGGCCGGATGCTGCACGCGGGTCGCATGCTGCACGCATTCCGCGCCGCCCGCCTCGCGCAGCGCGCGGCCGGTGGCCGCCTTGAGCCGGGCGCGCTCGGCTTCTGTCGTAAGACGTGTGCGGTCTGAACTCATCTCAGTCTCACGATGCGGAAAGATTGGAGGGCGCCGGTTCCGTGACCGGACGCGTCCTGCGTGGTGAAAAAGAAAAGAGCCGGGGCGCCGCGCGAGAGACGGCGCCCCGGCAGTCGGCCGGGAGCACGTCCGGCTGGGAGGCGCGGGGAGGATGGCGAGAGGGGGCCAGGAAAGAGACGGCAAGCATCGTCGTCACGCCTGTTCCGGCGCGATCCGGATTGCCCGGTCGGTCGGGGCGGAAAGGTCGACCTCGCCGGCATGGAGCGCGACCAGGAGATCGGTGCCGACCTCGGAAAGTCCCGCTGCATGGGCGGCCGCAATCAAGGTCGGCCAGCGGATGACGGGAATGGAACGCCGGCGCTTCCACTCGGCAGCGGTCGAAACCGGCACGGGCGGGTCGAAAAGCCCGGCGACCCGGGTGGAGCCACCCAGGGCGTCGAACAGATCCGCGATCGATGCGATGTCCTTCATGGCTCCACATTACGCGTTTTGCGTAACAAAGGCAACGCATCATGCATGACGCAAAATGCGATATGTCGCGCATGTCATCCGGACCCTCGGGAAAAAGCGACCGCCTGCGCCAGGCGCGGCAGGATGCGGGCTATGCCACGGGCAGCGACGCGGCCCGCGCGTTCGGCTGGGCGATCTCCACCTATCTCGGCCACGAGAACGGCGACCGCGGCTTTTCATCCGCGACCGCGGAGCGCTATGCGCGCGCCTTTCGCGTGTCGGCCGCCTGGCTGTTGACGGGTGAGATGGCGCCGGCGCGCAACCATCTGCGCGTGCCGCTCGTCGGCTATGTCGGTGGCGGCGAGCGCGTCGTGCCGATCGACGATCACGAGAAGGGCGCCTCGCTGGAGACGATCGATCTCGACTTCGCCGATTTCGATCCCGTCGCCGTCCGGGTGCGCGGCTCCTCGATGGCGCCGGCCTATCGCAACGGCGACGTGCTCGTCTGCTCGCGCGTGGAGGGTGCCGATATCGAGCGCGCCCTCAACCGCGACTGCGTCGTCATGACGGTCGACGGCGAGGGATATCTCAAGATCCTGCGCCCGGGCGACAAGCCCGGCACCTATCGGCTGCGCTCCTACAACCCGGCTTTCGAGGACATCGAGAACGTGGCGCTCGCCTGGGTCGCGCCCGTCAAGATGCGGCTGATCTCGTAAACCCCAACCCCGGATTTCGTAAACCGCCGAGCCTGGTTTCGTGACCTGAGAGGCTGATTTCGTAAACCCTCATCGAAGAAGCTTCATCAGCCTGTCGCGGCGCTGATCCTCAAGGCGGCGATCCTCGCCGGCAAGATCCACCATCGCTTCGGAAAATTTCTCGAAGAGCGCCACCTGGCCGCCGGACCCGCCGATGCGCGACATGCCGCCCGCCGCCTCGTTCAAGGTCGGCCGGTCGTTCACGATCCAGAGCCGCGCGAGATCGCGGTCCCATTCGCCGGGCTCGCGCCCATAGGCGTTGCGCGCCGCGATGTAATCGAGAAGGAGATCGACCTCGGCGGGGGCGAGCTCCCGGTCGGCGCGGGCGATCCAGATGAGCGCGCGAAGGCCGGGCCGTGCCCGGTTCATCACCGCCTGATGCGAACGCTTCACCTCCGACGGCGGATCGACGAAGCGCGCAAAATAGGCTTTGGGATCGGCGATCTCCTCGCCGGAGCGATGGTCGATCATGCGCAGAATCCTGTCGGCGCGAAAGGTGCGCTCCGCCTCGGCCGAGAAGCAATAGGCGTCGACATAAAGCGCCTGGCCGGAATCGGACCGGCCGGAATCGTAGACGTCCTTGACCTCGATGACGCGGCGCGACCGCTCGTCGTCGCGGTTCTGGTAGGTGATGCCGAAAACGAGACCCGAGACGGCATGCGCCTTGTTCGGGCCGGGCGGCGCCTCCGGCGGGCCCAGAGGCGGCCGGGGCGATGACCGGGAAGGGGCGGAACCGGACGCGCCTGAAACCCATGTGCGGGAATCGCCCGCGGATGCCCCTCGGCTTTGCTGTCGATGCGCGTCGTCGTCGTTGCTCGCGGCCCATCGCCGGGCGAGCCAGATCGCACCCGCGATCGCCATGATGATGATCAGCCATGTCATGCGCGAACCCGTTGCACAAACGGTCGAACGTCAACCCGGGATGCTAACGCGGCAGGGCGTGCGCGCACAGCGCGACGCGGCCCGCTGATTCGTCGCAGGAAAAACGCTCTTTGCGCAATTACGCAAAATGCGTTGACGTGATTACGCAAAACGCGTAACGTTCGCCTCAGTCATCTCGACGGAGGCTTCGATGCGCAACCCGCTCGACAATTCCCAGAACGCCTATCGCCCGGCGAAGATCTACAGCGCGTCCGGCGATGCCGATCGGCCGCTCCCGGTCTATTTCAGCGGCGACATCAATGCGCCGCGTGTGCCGCAGGATGCCTTCGGCCTGTTCGGGCCGTCGCCCGCCGAGCGGCGCCGGCGCCGGCGCGGCCATGTCGCCCTGACGCTGGCGCTCGCCGCGATCCTGACGCTCGCCGCTGCATCGATCGCGGCGATGGCCGATCCGGCGCTTGATCCGGCCTTGGGCGAAAAGCTCGCCGTCACCGCTTTCGTCGCGGGCTTTGCCGCCGTCGGCGCGCTTCTGGTCGCCTTCGTCATCGCGGCGGTTCAGTCGGGGCAGGGGCGGTCATGACATACGTTCCGACCATCATTCCGGACATCGGTTGTGCGGAGGTCGCGCGCGCCGTGGTGCTGCAGCGTCCGCATGAGCGGCTGGCCGCCTGCACCCGCCGCCTCGCCGGTCTGACCCGCCGCATCTGCGCCGACGCCGACGACCATGTCGCCCGCCTGCACGCGGTCGCCACGCTCCCCGAGATCGACAACCTCCTCGCCGAGATCGACGCGCTAGAGGCGGAGATGCGGTCATGAGCGCGCAAGACACAGCCTATGAAGGATGGGCGGCCTTGGAGCTGATGGGGCATCGACGTCGCGTCGGCTATGTGCGCGAGGTCGAGGCGTTTGGCGGCAAGCTTCTGCGCATCGACATCCCGGTGGAGGGCGCTGAGGACGTCACCGAATTCTACGGCTGCACCTCTCTCTATGCGCTGCGTCCCGTCTCCGAAGAGATCGCGCGCGACTATGCGAAGGCCTCCGGCGATCCGCGTCCGGTGCGTCCGGTCGCATACAGGATCGAAGAACGGCGCGAGGTCGACGATCGCGGGGTCGACGATGACGACATCCCTTTTGATGGAGAGGGCAATGTCTAGCTTTCTCTCTTTTTCCCTGCCCGCCGAAGCCCCCATCCCCGGGCATGGGCCCCGCCGACAGATTGTCCGGCGGGTGAGCGAGGCGCGCTCAAGCGCCCGAGCCGGTGCGAGGCCGGCACCTTCTCGCCCTGCAGACGAGGAGCGCCGCGGCGGCGCGATCTCTGCGGACGACGGCGCGGCCGGGCCTTCCGGTCAACCCCCAACCTGCTCCCCAGGGCCGGCCGGGCATGGTGCCCGCGCCCCGGCCGCGCCGTTTCAGATCCCAAGCCCAGGCGGCGCGCTGACGCATCACCGCCAGCACCCAAAACGAGGAGGCCGCGATGGCTGACGAGACACCCATGCCGAACGATGTCGTTCGCAAGCTCGCAGATGGCATTTTAATCGGGGTCGGCGAGCAGGCGCTTGCAGCGAGAGCGAAGCAGACCGGAGATGACCTCATGGCGTCTGACAATCCGGAGCTACGTCTCGCGGGCTCTCTTTATGAGCGCGGTTATCGCCAGGCGTGGCTGGATTGGATGGCGCGCGATGCGCTCCCAAAGGGACCCGCCGGCTTTGCCGAAGTCTCGAACTCATTTGCGTCCGTGACCGCCCTGCAGATCATCGAGATCGCTGCCTCTTACTGCGCCGGCGCGAGTCGATCCGGCCCGCTGATGCGCGAAATCGTCGACGTCATAACGGCGGACATCTCGAACAAAGCGCGCCATTTCGTCAAGCCGTGCGGCGAGGCGATCGATCTGCGCAAAAAGGGAGATGCGTGATGGCTGAAACAACCGACACGCGCGGCACCGGCGGTGTCGCGGCCGATCAGCTGCGCTCGCTGATCGAGCGCATCGAGCGGCTGGAGGAAGAGAAGAAGGAGCGCGCCGACGACATTCGCGACGTCTACCTTGAGGCGAAATCGAACGGCTTCGACACGGCCGTCATGCGCCAGGTCGTGAAGCTGCGCAAGCAGGACAGTGCCGAGCGGCAGGAACAGGAGGCGATCCTCGACCTCTACATGCACGCCCTCGGCATGGCGCCGGATGCGGGGGACCAGGCATGAACAGCATGACGAAGGAAGAGCGCATCGCGCTCGGTGAGCGGGTGGCGTCGCTCGAAATGGCGATCGCGAAAATCGAGAATGCGCGGAAACCGTTCGACGAGGCGATCAAAGTGATCGCCAACGCGCGCGACGAGATGCTGGAGGCGGCTGGCGTCACCGAGGTCCTCGGCTATTGCGAGACATGCGCGGTACCGCTCTTTGACGGCGACCGCGGCCATTACGCCTCCGAGCCCGGTCTTTACTGGTGCGAAGAGCACGCGCCCACCTGGGGCGAGCTGCGGGAAGAGGTCGAGGCGCTGCCTGACGGCGCGGCGAGCGACGGCGGATGGACGAAGGCTGAGCTCCTCCGCATGTGCGTGCTGCACGATCCGAACGAACGCAATGTGTGGGTGCTGTGATGAGCGCGGACACCAAGATCGAATGGTGCGACGCGACGTGGAGCCCGTGGCTCGGCTGCACGAAGATCGCGCCGGCCTGCGACCATTGCTATGCCGCGTCTTGGGCGAAACGCACCGGCTCGCCGGAGCTTTGGGCCGGCGAGCGCCGGCGCACGAGCACGGATTATTGGAAGCGCCCCTTGAAGTGGAACCGCGAGGCCGAAAAGGCCGGCACGCGGAAAAGCGTGTTTCCGTCGCTCTGCGACCCCTTCGACAACCAGGTGCCGAATGAATGGCGCCGCGATTTCTTCGATCTGATCGAGGCGACGCCGCACCTTCTGTGGCTGCTGCTGACGAAGCGCCCGCAGAACATTCTGCGCATGGTGCCGCTCGATTGGCTCCATTCCTGGCCCGAGAATGTCTGGCCCGGCACGACGGTCGAGGACCGCAAGCGCGCCGGCCGCAATCTTTGGGAGCTGGCACAGGTGCATTCGCGCGTGCGCTTCATGTCGGCCGAGCCCCTTCTTGAGGGCTTCGATCTCACCGCGATCGAAAACCCGCACGGCGAGACGTTCAACGCGCTGACGGGCTTCGTCAACGACGACATCGGATGGGTTCAGGCCATCGACTGGGTCATCTGCGGCGGCGAGAGCGGCCCGAACGCCCGGCCGATGCATCCCGATTGGGCGCGCGACCTGCGCGATCAATGCGCCGAGCACCGCGTGCCGTTTTTCTTCAAACAGCATGGCGAGTGGATCGGCGTGCCGGACCTGCGGCATCTGCCGGGCGGGTCGGGGCCTGGCATTGGAGCCTTCGATCACTGCGAATACGACCAAGAACACGAGGCTGTGCGCATCGGCAAGGCGCGGGCCGGTCGGCTCCTGGATGGTGTCGAGCATTCGGCCGTTCCGGACGTGCTCGCGAGGGCAGCAGCATGATCCTCACCTGCCACGACTGCCCACGAAAACTCGCTTTCTGCGGCATCGGTGCGGCCGCCAGGCGGCGCTATGCCGGACTCTTCGGCTGGCTGGAGAGGGCCGGGCATTTCGTCTGCCCGACATGCGGCGGCGAAAGGTGACCGCGGCGTGCGCGACCCATGAGGCCCCGACGCGGCCCGTGCTCCGGTGGCACGGCGGCAAGTGGCGCCTCGCGCCGTGGATCATCTCCCATTTCCCGGCGCACCGCGTCTATGTCGAACCGTTCGGCGGAGCTGGTTCCGTGCTCCTCAGAAAGCCGCGCGTCTATGCCGAGATCTACAACGACCTCGACGATGAGGTGGTGACCCTGTTTCGTGTTCTGCGCAATCCCGATCTCGCTGAGAGGCTGATCGACTTGCTGCAGCTGACACCCTTCGCCCGAACGGAGTTTCGGGCCGCGTATGAACCGAGCGACGATCCCGTGGAGCAATCGCGGCGGCTGATCATCCGGTCGTTCATGGGCTTCGGATCGAACGCCCATGCGAGCTGGGAAAGGGGGGCTGGGTCAACCGGCTTTCGGGCAGACAGCCGTCGCGACGGCACGACACCGGCGAAGGACTGGTCGAACTATGTCGGCATGCCATCCGGCGGGTGGTTCAATTCAAGCAGTGCGCGCGCCAGAGGAAGCCATCCGCAGAAGGCTCATTCCGCCGATTGGGAGCAATTCCCGGGGGCACTTCCTGCCTTCATCGACCGTTTGAGATGTGTCGTCATCGAGAACCGTCCGGCGTCGGAGGTAATGGCGCAGCACGATGCGCCGACGACGTTGCACTACATCGATCCGCCTTATCTGCCGGAAGTGCGCGGGATCTCGCGAGGGGGTGGAGGCATGCGTGCGCTTTACCGCCACGAAATGACGCGAGACGATCATGCCGCGCTGCTGGAGGCGCTGCGCGGCCTCGCCGGTATGGTCGTGCTCTCCGGCTATCCAAGCCCGCTCTACGACGACCTCTTGCCCGGCTGGCTGCGCGTAGAACGCAAGGCCTATGCCGATGGCGCGCGCGAGCGGACCGAGTGCCTGTGGCTCAACCCGGCGTGCCAGGATGCACTCGGCCATGGGCCCCTGTTTGCCGGGGGCGAGGCATGACCCGCGACCTCCTCGCCACGCGGCGGCGGGCCCCCCAGGCAAGGGGCGGTCTTGCCGAGCTGACGCGGGCGCGCGCGCTCGCCGCGTCGCTGGTGTTGCGGCATGGCGAGGAGTTGTTGCCGATTTTCGACAGGCTCGACCGCGAATGTGCCGCTCTGGAAAAGCGCGAAGACGCGCTCGACCGCGTGCGCGCCATCGCCGCGACACGGGCCCAAGCTGCGGCCGGGTGAGGGAGGGGAACCGAGATGAAGACCGCCGATTTTCGCAAAGAGCTGATGGCGATCATGCCGGGATATCGTTGGACGGTGCACAAGGGCGGCAGCCCGGCGCGCATGGCGGCGACGGGCATTCAGTCGAGCGGGTTCAACCGCCTCTCTACTCTCCGTGTCGTGCGGACCGAAAAGGACGGCCGCGTCTGGTATGACGCCGCGTCGTCCGATTATGGCGCTCGCAGCGACTGGGAAGAGCGTAACGGAGACCTGACGCTGGCGCGGGCGCTGCGCGGGCTGCAGTCTCATTATGAAATGAGGCAGGTCAAGTTCGGCCGTCTCGCCACGTCTTTGCAGAGAGGGCGAAAGCCGGACGACAACGCGGTGCGCCGATGACACGGCCCCGCGAAACCGACCTCAAAACCCTCCGCGCTCTGGCGGCCGACATGCAGGCCGCGCGCGCCGAGCGGGCGGTGAACAACCTCGTCTATGTCGTCCATGCCGACGCCCTGGCAGCGGCCTCGGAGGCCGCGCTCGCCGCGGCGATGGCAATCCGCGCCGTGCATCTGACGCGCGTCACCGCAAAGGACGGCCGCCACGCCGGAGATCCCCGCTGGCTCGCCCGCGCCGCGACCCGCTGTCACGAGATCATCAATGCCTGGGAGGCGAACAATCATGACGACCGAAGCTGCGGCTAAAGCCTATCTCGCCGAGCATCTGTCGGTGTGGGGCGACAAGGAATATGCCGTCTTCAATCCGCACCAGAAGCCCGATGACGAATTGCCGGTCATCTACGGCTTCAACAACGGGGGCCGTCCCGGCTGGTACAGCGGCGTCTTGCTCGCGGAAGATGGGCAAGTGCTGGGCGGCCACATCTGTTCTGCCGAAGGCTACATGCCGCACGATCTCGGAGTCGTGTGCGGCTCGCGTCCCGATCGGCACGAGATGTTTCGGAAGCATTACCCGGACGGGTACCGCATGGATTTCGTCCCGCTCCGTGAGGTCCTCACACATGCCGGACTGGATGCCGCATGTCAGCGCAACAAGGCGAAGGGCGAGGCCGATGGCTGAGGGGAGCGGTCAGGACAGAACTTGCGGCGCGGACGATCCCGATCGCCTTCGGATATATGCGGCGATACAGACGCTCCTGGCCGGAGAGCCGCGCCTATCGGCAATCGCAGCTCTTGCTGACAGTCTGGCCGCCGGCGTTGGGCAAACGGTGGAGGCGCCTCAGCAGGCGCGAGAAGCTCTGCAGGAGCTTTCCGGCGACATGTATCGGTTCGTACTGAACAACTGGTGCTATCTGCAAGCGCCGCAGAGCGAGATGCATGATGAGCCGGGCCATGGGTGAGAGATCATGACCGCCGTTCCCTATGCGAGCGCCACGAGCGGCGCCGCGGCGCGCGCCGAAATCTCCAAGATCCTGCAGCGCTTCGGCTGCTCGTCGGTCGGCTTCATGGACGATTACGAGGCGAAAGAGGTGGTGCTCGCCTTCACCCATCGCGGCCGCAACGTGCAGCTGCGCGCCTCCGCCAGGGGCTGGGCGGCGATGTATCTCGCTGCCAACCCATGGACGCCGCGCCGGCGCAACAGCCGCGCGCAATACGAGGCCGACGCGCTTAATCAGGGGCTGGTCGCGGTCAACTCGATCCTCCGCGACTGGATCAAGGGACAGGTGACGGCCGTCGAATGCGGGGTTCTGTCGTTCTCGGCCGTGTTCATGCCGCACATGCTGAGCCACGAGGGCAAGACATTGATCGAGCTCGTCGAAGAACGCGGGCTGTTGCCGGCGCCTCATGCGGACGGCCAGGACTGAGAGAGGCCGACATTGTTTTTGTTCTTTGTCGGCCTTCATCAGCCCGCCGACGCACAGCACTTCGATCTCTGTTGCATCAGCATCAACCGTCTGCGAGGGCGTAAGAAGCCAGTAGCCTGCAGTCGGGTCTTGGTGGACAGCGGTGCGTTCACCGAGCTCCACCTTCACGGCGAGTATCGGCACAGCGTGTCCATCTATGCCCTGGAGCTTCATCGGTTGCATACAGCGGGTATCATTCAGATCGCCGCTGCCGTTGCACAGGACTACATGTGCGAAGCGTTCATGCTCGCTAAGACCGGGCTGACCATCGCCGATCACCAGCGGCTCACAATCGAGCGGTACGATGCCCTGGCCGCCGAACTGGATCGGCTGTTTGGTGGGACCTGCCCCTTCCCGGTCATGCCCGTGCTTCAAGGGTACACGCCGGAGGATTATGTCCGGCATGTGCGCATGTACGGCGATCGATTGAAGCCGGGAATGTGGGTCGGTGTCGGGTCGGTATGCAAGCGCAACGGCTCTCCGGAGCGCATTGTCGAGGTGCTTGAGGCAATAGCGGCGGTACGTCCCGACCTTCGTCTTCACGGCTTCGGGGTGAAGCAGATTGCTCTTATGCACCCAGGCGTTCGCACGCTGCTGGCGACGGCCGACAGCATGGCGTGGTCGTTCGCAGCTCGCCGTCGCGGTGGCAACGCAAACTGCTGGCAGGAGGCTAGAGGGTTCGCCATGAAGATTTCGCAGACGACGGCCCGCACTCCGGAACCGTGGCAAATGTCCTTGCCGCTGGCGGCGGCATGA